CTAGCAGTGATCGATGAGCGCCAAGTTGCTGAGGTTCTTCAGCAGCACGGGGCGGCTGTCGTCCCTGAGCCCGACGATGGCGTCGGACCGCACCTCCAAAACTTCCACCCACCGCATCCGCATCGTTGCGCCGCGACGGGTTGGGTACGCGACCCTGCAGCCAGTGGTGATCTCTCGTCCGAGAATGTCTTTCGCCATGTCGATCCTTCGATGGCTAAACGTATTGGGGCTGCCAGGCCTATCTTGAATTCTCAGATTTTGTCCAAGATTCCAAGAAGTCTTTGCCACCAACAAGCCTCCTATATAGTTAACGTATTTCGCACCCTCGACCTGTCATGGATTCCCAGATTGGTTTGTGGAAGTATGCGGAGCGGGCCAGCTCCTGCTTCTCTGCGATCTGACGGCAGTACTCCCCATCAATCTCGATCAGTGTGCAGCCGCGTTCGATGCGGCGGCAGACCCGCATCGTTGTGCCGGTGCCGCCAAACGGATCAAGGACAGTCTCACCTTCCTCGGTGCTGAGCTTGATGCATCGTTCCACCAGCTCCTCATGAAGCTGCGTCGGGTGCCAGTCGCATTTCTGCTTGGAGTTGCCAGTGATTCGCGGGAAGTCGAACACGTCACCAAGTCCAGGGTACTGGTGATCAAACACGTCCCCTGGCACTCGGCCACGACGGTCAGCCCGCTTGTCACCATTCCGTTGTCGCCAGCTCGGCACCCGGATCTGATCTGGGTGGAGCGGTGACTCAGGCCAGCGGAAACGCCAGAGGGGTCGGTGGTTGTTCCCCAAGTCACGGTGGGAGTGTTGACCAAACGTGAAGACTTGCACGCATGGTTTGGTCTCCAGCCGGGGAAACTCTTCCTGCAACTCGCAGGCGATCCGGCCGACCTGACAGGTCCACCGTGCGTTGAACGAGAGCCAAGTGATCCCGGCCCGCTGCACAAACAAGTGCAAGCACTTGCTCAGCCACGCGATGTATTCCCGCTCGGGAAGACGATCACGGTAACGACCATAGCCAAGCCCGATGTTGTCGGGGGGGTCAGCAAAGATGCAGGCCACCGGGGTCAGGCTTGCTAGCACATCCAGGCAGTCACCGTTATACAGGCAGTACTTCACCTAACCACCTCCTCAGGTAAGACTGCCCCGCCGTTGCGGCAGTGCCTGAGACCTTCCTCGGCCTCACTCGGAGTCGCAACCCACCAGTGGTCGCAGAACAGCATGCGAGGAGCCGCCGCTCGCTCATCCTCGCGGAGAGCCTTTTCGTGGGCGGCACGGCCGTCGCCCAGCTCCATGTCGTCGTTGTACTCGTTCATGATGTTCCCTCCGATTGAATTAGCGTTGGTCGCCGCTGCCCTGGAGGGTGCCACGTTCCTTGCGAGACCACAGCTTGGCAAGGTTATCAGCGGCGATCTCCGACAGGTCCAGGCCCAGGTCGGTGGCCAGGGAGGCCATATACCAGAGCACGTCCCCCAGCTCCTGACTGATCGCTTGACGAGTTGTCTCGGGCACGACGCCATTGTTGTCGCGGATGACCTTCTTGACCTTGTTGGCGACCTCGCCAGCCTCCCCGGCGAGGCCTAGAGCGGGATAGGTGACCCTGGCATGGGACGGGTAGATGGCGGTTTCTTTAGCGCGCGATTGATAATCAAGGAAAGCGAGAGACATCAGAGTCCTTTCTGAGAAAACGCTGCCACCCTGCTGGCACAGGGTGGCAGCGATACGAGGTGGGTTACTTGACCGGGCAGTGGCCACCGGCACATTCAAGGTTGTCCAGGTGGTCGATCTGCTGATGGTCCGTAATCTGAGTGATGGGCCGGCTTTGCGAGCGGAGCTTGTGGTATTGCTCCTCGGTGATCTTCTCCAGGGGAGCTTGAGCGAAGCCGTGTCCCTCGCCGAGCAGAAACGCGCAGGTTTTGACGCTGCTCTCGTAGTTCTCTTGCAGCCATCGCCTGATGAGCGGCAGCTCTTCCGGCTTGTAGTAATGGGTGCAGCTGATCGACTGGTCGGCCCAGTAGGTCTGGAGGAACTTCTGGGTCTCCAACTGATCGGTCACGGTGATCTGGTCCTCAGTCACCGCATTTGGCCCCATGTCGACCGGGAACTCCACGACCATGGTCTCCGCATCCTCGGAGCCATCGAGCCTGCGTTGCGGCTCGACGTGGTAGCCGTGCCGCCGGCAGACCTCAACCAGCGGATCAATGCCGCTGAATCGGATCCGGCGAATCAGATACCGGGCGAATGCAGCATGCATGCCGGGAGTGACGCCGAAGGGCAACAGGCTTAGCGTGCCCGAGGGTTTCATGGTGGTCAGGCGTTTGGACCGGTTGCAGCCAATCGCCCTGCTATACCGCTCGTCAGCCGCCTCAAGAGCACGGTAGACCCGGTTGAGGATCGGGGCGCTGTGGAACCAAGCTGCCGCCATCCAGCCGGTCAGGCCGAGGCCGATGCGGCGGTTTTCCGCCACTGCCCGCTGGGTCTCTGAATCGCTGTACGGAGCACAGGAGATCGCCTTGGCTGCCTGGTAGAGCAGCGTGGCCGTGCTGATCAACTCGTCCACGTCTGCGATGTTGGGCAGGATCAACTCGCCCAGGTTGCAGGGCTCTTTGTTCCAGAGGTTAGCCTCCCCGCAGGGGTTGACTCCGACGATCCCGTAGTCCGGTCGGTAATCAGGCCCATCCACCAGCCGTGCAAACCGGCGACAGTTGCGGAGGTTGACCAGCCCGTAGGGCTCGCCATTGCCTTGATACCCCTGCCAGAAGTCGGGCCGCAGATCGTCGATTGAATCACAGACGACGCTGTTATTGGACATCACCCGCCAGTTGGGGATCGGGTGCGTCTTCCAGTTCTTCGCCTCCAGGAACAGCCGGTCGCCTGGATCGCCGAGGGCGATCTCGCTCGACCGCCGCACGTTCCCGGCCACGACGACCGACCCGATGATGTTCATGATGTCCACGACATCAATGGGCCTGAGCTTCTGGCCAACCCGGCTCCGCAGGATGTTGCAGATCTGTTCGATCCCTCGCACCAGGGGCTCGGGGCCGGATGCCGTGCCGCCGAACCCTTCGATCCGCAGGCCTGCATCCCGTATGCAACGGGTGGAATAGGTGAAGGGCTTCCCGGTAACGAAGAATGCCCTGAGCACCCGCCGCAGCGTCTCGACCCAGCCCTCACGATTGTCAGGGATAATGAAGTCGCAGTCGTAGCTGCTGACTCGCTTGATCGTGGGGCGGTGCCGAACCGGCGGCAGTGCGTAGACATGCTCGGGTAGACAGCTGACCCCAACCCCGCCACCCAGCATCAGCTGGTTGAAGGTGAAGCAGAACGCCTCCAGGTCGTCAGCCGCGACGAACCAACAGTTGCAGAGACTGTCGGCTCCGACTCGCTGGACCGTGGAGGTCCCGAGCTGCCACAAGGCGCGGCCTGAAGCCAAGCCGCGCAGATTGAACATCAGATCGTACAAACGCTCTAGTTCCTGGTCGGTGAACAGGCCACCGATCTCGACGAGACCGTTCACGGCACGAGCACAGGTCTCTCCCCATTCCTCTGTTCGTCCCAATTCAGGGACCAGTCGGCTGTACGTGCGTTTGTAGGTCACGTACCCGACCGGCCCCCAAGGTGGAGTCTTCCCTGCATACTCCCGCAGGAAAGACTCCGAAAGGCCGGTGCTATACCTCATGCTGGAATCCGTTCCTCGCTGAGTCGCCGCTCGATCTCCGCAATGAGATGATGGCGAACGATGTCATCTGAAGTCAGTCGAACGGTGCCGACCGACAGGGCGACGGCGATCAAGCCGACCAGGGTCAAGGCTACGACCAGACAATGCGAAACGAGTAACATTAGGACTCCTTCTTGCTGTCGCCGGGGAGAGTTGCCGGGCGCAGGGAAAGGGAAATGACGGGGATCAAGTCGCCCTCTTGGACCTGATCAGTCGCCCCTTGATAGTCCAGGTTCAACTGGACCACCTCAGAGCCATGGGCATTGGCAGCCAATGCCAGCCCCTTGAAGACCTCGATCAACCGATCAGGCGTCAGCTCAGCCTTGGCTAATCGCTCTAGAGCCTCTGGGAGAACGCGAAACATGCTCACCTCATTGGGCACGGGTAACTTGATTGAACCAGTTGTCGAGGGAGGAACCGGTTGGCTGGAGACCGACGGCAACGTCCTCCAAAGTGCGACACAGCTCGTCGGATTCCTCCCGGCTGAGCTGGGCGAAAATGTGCCCGCTCGTGATGGTGTCCCAGCAGCTGGTGATGCGATCCAGCAGACTCCGCTGGTAGTCGCCTCGGACGCGTGCGCGATGGGTCGCCACCCGCAGGTACGGCAGGGGTTGGCCGGGCTTGGCGACGATCTCCTCGATGCCAAGCACCACGTTTTCATCCCCCGGCAGCTCCCCTTGTAGCCAGCCGTAGATGCTCAGCTGGTCGGCATATTCGCGACTGCAGCCTTCCAGGTAGCCTGCATTGATCGTCAGGCCCCGGTGGTCGTAGGCGAGGTAGTTGGAATGCTCCTTCCCATGGGACGGGCTCTGCCGGGCAGCCGTGTAGCCGTCGCGGCAGATCATATACCCCTTGGAGGGGCTGACGGGGTTCTTGGAACAGTACCCCCGAACCTTCCAGTCGACGATGACGTGGATCCGCCCCTGGCCCAGGTCCAGGACAAACCGGCAGTCAGGCTTGCCGAGGAACGGTACCCGCCCGGCCAGCTTGCCTTCGACCGTGAACTCAAACCGGGGAGGCTCGACGGAGACAGCCAGGAAGTCGTACAGGCGCTGAAAGGCCCCCGAATGCTTGTAGCTGTCGAAGACGTACTGCCCGTTCTCCCTGGCCCAGTCGCGGTGAGGTACTTCCACCTGGGTGCAGAAGATCGTATCGAACTCAAACTGGGGGTCGGCCCTCTTGCCGAACAATTGCTCATGCAGAGCCGCCTTCACATAGGCATCGAATGCCGCGCCGATTGCCATCGGCTTCAGCTGCGGCAGTCGCGGTGCCCGGTGTTCCGCCAGATACTTGAGGTAGAACTCTTCGCGGTCCTTCTCCCAGAGTGCCAGTGAGGAATAGCTGAGGTGGTTAGGGATTCTCATTCATCACCTTCATAACATTTGGGGCCTATCTCTCGCGGGCTTGCGCGGAATTCGTCTGGCATGCGACACTGGATGGACGGTCCCTGCGTGATGGCAACCGCTTACCGGATCGTTTTGCTCAGGGGGCCGCATGCCCGCAGTCCTGCCAGTCGAAGAGCGGGTGCCGTCCAACTTCTCGGAAACAAATCAGCCACCGTTCTTGTGCTTGTCAGGCTTGTAGGCCCCTGCCAGCTGCAGGAACTCTCGCCTAGCCATTGGACCTCCGGTTGTCATAGATCTCAGAACAGACGAAGTCGAATCGGCCAATATCAACGCCTGCAAAACGGTACGTTCGGTAGTACGGCTCCTTGCCATTCAGTTGAGGGAGCCCGTAGTAGACGACGAGGTCGCGTGTTTGATTCAAGACCTCAAGCTGCGAGGCTAGCTCTCTGCGATTGCCGCACATCGGCTCCGCCTCCAGGCGTTGTCGCGCCTTCCCACGTTCATCGTCGATCACCTCCAGCACCGCCGTGGTAGTCGGTGTCGCCAGAAACCTCGCGCGGAACCGCCAGTCCGGTGAGCTGTCGAGTGCGATAGTGACTTCAAATAGCGTTTGTGTCTTCATGCTGCCGTTGAGAGTGATGATGGGCGACGGCCTCCCCTTCCGTCACCCCGAGATACAACTCGCCCGTTAGGCACGTCACCGAGGGGGCGGGAGTGGTGCAGCGAGTACTCCGACTCACGCCTCACACCGCGAGATAGGCTTCACGGCTCAGCGTGTCGTCCATGTAAAGATCGATGTGACGAATCAACGGGAAGCCTCCAGCTTGGCTTGCATACGCTGGTAAACGTCCATTCGGAGCCGGGCAACGGTCGCCAGTGGAATGCCCGTGCGATGCGAGGTTTCCCTGTCGGTTGCCCCTTCACTGCGTAGATTGACAATGGTGCGTTCTTCAGGAGTCTTGCAGCACGACATGGTCAATTCGAGCATCTCGTACCTGCAATACGGATCATCCCCTGCAACATCGTGTTGAACGATGTCCAGCGATTCCAATGCCGGAGCGACCGTCGTGTCGCCACTGGCCTGTGCCTGCCGTAACACCCTTGCAGGCACAAGAGGAGATAGCTGCGAGTCGGCAAACGCTTTGAGTGCGCGGTCGATGGCTTTCTTGAGGTAGCCAAGCGGCCTTGGGTCCGTAGTGCGGTCGTGGGTGGCAAGTCGATCCACTGCCGTGACCAGTGCGAGAAAACCCTCAGCCATCAAATCGTCGCGATAGCGTTCCGCACACGGTGAGCTGCTGAGCAAGGCATTCATCCGGCTCACCACGAGCGGCATATTGCCTTCAATCATCTCGTTGCGAGCCGATCGGTCGCCCAACATCAGACGTTCGTACAGCTCCAGGTTCTTCTTCAGCGTGAGGGTCTTAATACCTCTTGCTGCCGCTTGCTTGCTAATACAGTTCATCCTTGAACTTTCACCTTGAGGTCAGAGGGATAAGAAACAATCCAGAGACAGTGGGTATAAAAGCCCCGAGTTTCTGCAGCAGCTCGGGTGTACTCGTACGCCGATCCATCGGGGTCGTAGATTTGTCCACGGTCGTATGCAACCGCGTGCCCGCTCTTGCGTCCGACTCCAGTAATGACTCCTAATGAGGTGTGGATGAGGTTGGTGAATATGCTCCAGTTGGCCGGGTAGCTTGTCCGGCCTGAGCCTCCGTACAGCACTGGTTCGACGGCAGCCTCCTTGGTCGGATGCATGGCCGGGACCAGCTCCAGGGGCGTAACTGCCCAGCCCCGCCGCAACGCCACCAAGGTGAACTCATGCGGATGGAATCCGCGACGGCGGGTTGGCTCGGGCAGGCCGGGCCAGAGCACCTGGCTCCCGTCGTGCCCGACGAGATTGCATAGCTCCCGCACCGGTATATCGAACGCCATCGCGAACGACGTGAGGAGGCAGCTCCAGCGGTTTGGCTTGAGTTGCAGATGCATGCGCGCACCCTCAGCGCAGTCGACTCTAGGGGAGGTCCAACAACTACGACTCCTCGCGGTCTAGCTCGTCCAGCAACTCGTCAATAGACGGGATCTGTCCCCATCCCGGTTTCCAGTAGGACCGCCAGTTCGGCGGTTGGAAGAGCTTGTCGTATTCGTCTTGAGTAGCAGCAATGAGGATCCAAATCCCAACACCGTAGGATTCCCAGAGAGGCCACTTGAGCCGCTGGGCCTTGGTGAAGGAGTACTTGTTCGGTTGCTTGACATCGATCCATCGATAGTTCCAGGTCGGGTGGTAGCAGTAGAGGTCTGGGAAGCCTGTCTGGTACAGGTTGCCGTGGGTGCGTTCGACCAACCACTTTCGATCTCGCAGAAACTGCATGAGATCTTTCTGAACGTGCCACTCGGGGCCGTGTTGTGGCCGTCTTAGGTTTCCCATGTCACTCCCAGAAGTGTCCGTTCCTCCAAATCGTGGTTGTGGAGGTGTACTCCATCCGCCTCGTAAAGATACCTCCCGTACGGGTCGCCACGACTCGGACGACTCGTACATCAGCGTCTTCAGCCCACGGCAGGAAAGTCTCGTCGGCGTCAGCAATCGCAGCCCGTCGTGCTGCGGTCTCGGCACTTCGCTGGTTGGCAATCGTTCGGACCCGTCGCCATCCGATGAGTAGACATCGTTGCCACTCGGTCTTCCACCGAAAGTCGGGTTCGTACGTGCTGAGGGGTTCCCATAGACCGGTGTGTGGGTCGCGTTGTTCCAGGCGGTAGACAATCGAAGACGAATCCATTCGTATCCTTTCTAGACAGCCGTCATTTCAGGGGCACGAATCTTCACGGGTTCCGCACCGCCCTTCTTCTCAGCCCAGTTCTCCATGTGCTCAAACCACGTCATGCCGATCAAAGGCACCTTGGGTCGGTACGACTCCACGGTGACGCGAACCTTCTCGGTCACGCTCGGGACCATGCGGGGATGTGTCGTCACCATCAGCTCGTCGTGGACGTTGAGCGGCGCTACCAGGAACTCGTGAGTGCCCGCAGGCTGGAGATCCCAGACGGCCCGTTGAACGGACTTGGTAATCTGACCGCCGGGCGACTGAATCTCATGGTTTGCCGCTGCCCGCATGTTGTTGTTTTGGATCCCAAAGGCTGCTCCGTACAAGGCCGAGCTGACTGCCCCGCCTGCTGTCTGAACTCGATCCCGTCGCACGACCTTGATTGGGCAGTTCCGCCATTCCTTGGGCGGTTTCTGCGCCAAGTCAAAGACTGCCTTGCAGATCCGATTTTCGAGGGTGAAGTACCTGCAGAAACCTAGGAACGATTCGATGTAGTCAGCGGGCTCACCCCAAATCACCTGCCGATTGTCGAGCTGCTTGATTGAGCAGAACTTGTCGAACGTCCCCTGGCGTGCCCTGCTGATACCAGGGAACCAGCTGTACCAAGTCTCCTCAGCTTGTCTGGCCACCTCAGCCGCGATGCCGAATTTGCGTTGGAGAGTCTCCCAGTTGCCACCATAGATCATGGCGAATACGCCGCTCTTGGCCTTGCCATACATGTCGTTGTCGGTGCCCGCGCTCTCGATGATCTCCTCGTAGGTGTGACCTGGGTACATCGCCATGCCGAACAAGGCGTGGATTTTCCGGCCTTTGAGCAGTTCGGCTCGCAGGGCCGGATCGTTGTACACCGCGTCGGCCAGCGTCACCTCGAAGCTGTCGAAGTCGCCGCCGCACAGCTGGTAGCCATCCCAGGCCAAGGGGAATTGCATCCGCACTTCCTTGGTCTTCTTGATGCCCTGAGCATTCAGACCGCCGTCACCTGACATACGAGAGGAGAGCGTGCCGATCACGTTGAACGCTGTGTGGAACCTGCCGGCGAAGAGGAGCTTGTTGTACAGCTCGACTTCCTTAACGGCTTCCTTGATCGCCAGCAGCTCCTTGGCTCGGATCGCAGCTGGATGCGGCCCCGGTTTCAGGGAGCCACTCCCCTTGCACCGCTGGCAGACACACTCCTCGTAGGTGCCCGTGCCGTCACACTTGGTGCAGGATTCCTCCTCGGTCACCCGCCAGTTGTCCAGGATCCGAGCCTCGGGGAACTCGTCGGCATCCTGAACCTCGATCTGCCAATTCTTGATCGCGACCAGCTTGGCCTTCCGGGTGGTCTCCTCGATGAACACCTGCTCGGTGGCGTCCATCGTCGCGGACAGGTAGGCACGCACCTCGCTCGGCTTGTTGACATTCACCGGGCTGTCTTCAACCACCTCCAGAGCGTGATCTCGCAGGGCTTTGATCCCCTCGATATCGATCTTGAACCCGCGCCAGCGGATCGCCGGGACCATGCAGGCCAGGATCGAATCGTCGTCCCCAGGCTCGGGGCTGCCGAAGTATTTATCCAACTCTCGGGTGTAGACGATGTCGTCCTTCGCATACTCCCTGGCGTCCTCCTCGGCTGCCCAGTAGTCGATGAACTGCTTGACCACCGCAGGCCACGCCCGTCCCAGGAGCTTATCCTTGCCGGTCTGACGGTGCTTCCCCCAGACCTCCCAGTTCTTTTCGGGGCAGCTGACATGCAGGGCGGTCGGAGCATAGCCCAACTCGTAGGGACGCCATTCAGTGGGTGGTTCGATGTCCTTGTAGTGAAACTTCGGGACGTACCCCAGGAGATGCTCGGCCAGAAACTTCAGGCCACCTGCCGGGCTGAAGCGGAGGCAGACATCCTTGAAGTCCCTTTCGGGGGTGCCGTCCTTCCTCTTGCGGTCAAGCACTTGCCAGCGAGGAGCATCAGGGTTGGCCCGGCGGGCAAAGTAGATCCCGTCGATCTGAACGCGCTTCTCCAACTCGGTGGCCAGGGGCTGGGCCAGAACGGCTGGTACACGGCGGATCCTGACATCCTCGCGGGCCATTAGGGACTGCATTGCCCCCTTGCGGGAGTGCAACATGAGGTCCAGGGCGCTGACAGGTTTCAGGCAGGGACCGTCCATCCCTCGCGGTTCCAGCTGAGCAATCTCCTCGATATGCTGCTCCGGGATCCAATCGCCAGGGCACAGCCGCCAGATCGTGTAGATCTTGCAGCAATGGAACCAGTCGAAGACCAGATTGAAGCCGACCACGGTGTTCGCGGCGATCCATTCCAGCAGTTCCAGGGTCTCACCGACCGGGTGCTTCCAGATGTCATAGAGACGGATTGGTCCGTCATCCACGGCATACTGAAGCAATACCGGCATCGAGTGCAGGCCACACGTTTCGCTATCGATATAGATCTTGTGCATCTCTCACCATAAAAGAGGGGGCTTCAGCATCGTCGCATGGCTTCCCTGGCATGCCACGCGAGGTTGACCGTTACGCCCGCCTACAGACATCCCAGTCACCCGCCATGCGGTTATGGGTTCAGCGCTCACACGCACGCCGAAGCCCCTATCGATCAGAACACGTCGTAGTGCCAGCCGTCGCCGTACACGCTGGCCGATACAGCCGAGGTGGCTTGGAAGGTCATGTCTGGGAACCGCAGTTCCATTTTCATCGCTTTGCCGATCCACCGGGGAATGGACACGCGGCGGTCGTGGACAAAGGTCGATTGAAGGAACTTGCCGACCCGCTTGTTCTTCAAGTGGGGGTCAGTTGCCGACATCCGCACAACGCCTTCCACGGGGTTCAGAACGGTCAACTCGTAGATCGCTCCTTCGGTCTCCACCAAGACAACATTCCCGGCCGCTAGCCGGGTGATATTGATCCCCGGTTGAGACTTCAGGGCTGCGGTGATCTCACTCGGATTGGGGCGATTGCGTTCCATCGCTAGTTCTCTTCTCAACTTCCTGTTGGATGTCTTGCTCGAGCTCGTCGTCCCGGACATACCCGGCAGCCCACGCCAGCGCTCGGGGAGGCAGTCCTCCGATCCCCAGGTCTAGCATCCGGGTGATCACCTTGCGGATCTGGTCCTTCGTTCTGCGATACCGGAAACTGCGGCAGTACGCAGGATCGAGATGGGCTAGCGACTTGGTCTTGCCTCGCTCTCTTACCCGACCAATCTCGTTCGCCGCTTTCAGTTGTTCTTCTGGGTCTTCGATTGCGAGGATGGTTTCCAGATTCACGGCACTCAGGAGGCCTGCACTGGCCTTGGCCTGGATCTCCTCGGGTAGCTGCAACAGACGCAACCGGATGTGGACCCATCGTGTTGGCCGCTTCAGCTCCCTGGCCGCTTCACGTAGCGATACCCCATTGGGGTACAAATTGCGGATCGCCTTGGCCTCCTCCAGGATATTCAAGTCGCTGCGTTCGAGGTTTTCGGCAAAGTTGATCAACCGGGCATCCCGCTCAGACAGCCCGTGCCGGATGCTCGCCGGGACGGTCTGCCAGGACAAAAAGAGCATGACTGCCTTGAACCTTCGGTGCCCAGCGATGAGTCGGTACTCCCGCCCATCCGGCAGGCCACCTTCGATGTCACCTGCAGGCTGCACGGTCACCGGGAAATTCAGCCCGATCTGTCGGATGCTTTCCGAAAGATCTCGGATCGATTCCAGGGTGAAGGCACCACGACAGTTGAAGGAACTGTCGTAGTAGATCTTCTCCACGGGGATATCGTACACGTCGTATTGTTCCAGCCGTTTCATGTTCATACGCGGCGGTGTCTGGGCTCGAACCAGAAACCCTCCGATTAACAGTCAGATGGCCTACCCATTGAGCTACACCGCAGAGGCCTCACAGACCGTGATGGAGTTTCAACTCATCCAGGGCACTCCGTAGCCCGGAGGGCTCGATGTGGTCAACCCGTTCGACCAGGATATCGTCGATCGCATAGACGCGTCCCAGCCACATGTTCCAGACCACAAAGTGCCGCTGCCCCTGTCGGTCCCAGTAGCGGCACCGATACGTCAGCGGCAAGAGTTGTTTCAGCCCCCACCAGACTCGCCCGAGGATCGCAGTAAAGAGTTTCATCGTTTCCACCTATTGCAGAAGCGGCCCGACATCCCGACCGCCATCGATCAGGTACCGCTGTGGTCCGCTTGCCTCGCCGGAATGCTTCAGCTTTACATTGAGCCGCCAAGTGATTCCGTACTTAGGATTCACGCCGTGACACCATTGTGAGGGCTCGCGGTAGCCGGTCAGTGCGTTGTAGGAAAACGCATCCGTCGCAACCCACGCACCATTGACCAGCAGTTCGCCGTCAATGTCAGAGAGGCTGGATGCCGTGTGGTGATGCCCGACGCAGAAATACCGGGGCCGGAGGCCGCCGCGTACGGCGCCCAGAGCGATCAGTCCGCGTTGTCGCCGGGTCATGCCGTACCAGGGGATCGCCATGTTGCTGCGCACGTCGTCCCCATGGGAGACATGGAAGCCCACTCCGTTGATCTCGACGTTGGCGATCCAGGCGTTCGGAATCAGGAAGTTGACGTTTTCCAGGCCTTGACAGTGCAACCGAGATGTCTCGGCAACGAGGTAGTCCCAATTGTCGTGCGCCCCGTGATAGTCCTTCTTGTTGGTTCGCCGTCCATGGTTGCCAGCCAGATAAAGGACGTTCACCGTCTCGAAATGGGCCGCCAGATCGCGGTACATCAGACCGTGAAGCTGGCCAATGGCTAGGCAGTTCTTGAATTGGTTGCGGTAGTACGACCGCTGGACCGCACCATGGATCTCGCCTGAGCTGAAGTCGCCGTAGGCCAGTACCCACAAGACGGGGAAATGGAACGTGGGGGACAGCGTGTTCTGCGTCCAGTCGAGTACTCGGTCCACATACCGCTCGGCCCGAGCACAACTGACGAGGAAATTGTGATCCTCCAGACCGTCGCACTCTTCAGGCGTGACCACGGCATCGTGGTGCCCGTCCGACATATGGAGCACGCAATGTTCCGTGATCCGGCCGTTGGGAACAGTAGAGGTCCAGGCCGGCGGCAACGGCTCCAGGCGGCTAATCCTACCGTCCATCTCATGGACGATAGCCTTGAACAGGCCTGCGACCTTGGCGTTTGCCTTGACCCGTTTTGTCTCGCGGGCCAGCTCATCCTTGAGATGAATGACCTCGCTCTCCAGTTCCAGGATCCGCTCGTCAGTCGGATCGTGCAGGACGGTCTTCCGCTGGCCACCCGGCTTTCGGCTCGGTGGTGTTACCCCATCAGGCCAGGGGACTGACGCATGGGCTCGGCCATTGGCGATGTCACTCACCAGAGAGCGGCTGATGCCGTACTTCGTAGCGAGTTGCGGCTGGGTGAACCGGCCGCTCGCCAGATCGGCCTTCAGCTGGGCCACCTTCTTTTCCGTCAGGGTGCGCATAGGATCCCTTCCATGGGAACGAATTCAGGGGCCGAGGCTTACGCGGCTTCCGCGACCGTGTTGTCGAAAGAGCCAGTCACCTCTCCCAACGTCAGCAGCTCCAACCTGCGGTTCTCGCGGATCACATCGAGCACTTTCTGGTCAGTGGGCAGGTGGATCAGATCCACGATGGTGCAGCCCAGATTTTCATCCATACCTTTGCGGTGGATGCGGTCCTCGGACTGGACCCTGTATTCCGGCTTGAAGGAATTGGACCAGTAGACTGCCATACGGGCCTCGACCAAAGTTAGGGACATGCCACCGGACTCAGGGTGGGCCACAAAGGCGACCCGAGGATTGCCCTCTAGGTCCGACCAGTAATCCAGGGGCGCGACTTCGCGGCAGACCTTGCCCTCATGGGTGATCGCCGTGAAGCCATGACCGTCGCACCTGACAACATCCCACCCCTCTCGTTGGCAGATCCCTACGACCCGGTCGACGCTCCCGGTGAACCCGGCGAACACGACAACTCGCCCCACTTCCTCGTTCTCGTCCAGCAGTTCCTTAAGCGCCGCTTCCTTCGGGCAGGGAACCTCACGGGCCATCCGTGTGAGCTTTGCGACCTCGCCGGATCCATCGCACCTGGGACAGGGCACCTCCTGCTTTTCCAACCGGGAGACCAACTCAGGGTCGAGCAGATCGGTCGTTTGGTAGACCCGCCCAGAGTCGTCCGGGTCGTACCACTCCTCCACCACGCCCTTACTGTCGGGGCAGTGAGGGCACTTCATCACGCCATCCGGCACCTCTCGGTATTGGAAGCCGTCGCTCAGCTCGCGGAGTAGTGTCAGAGCAGTCACGGAATTGGCGGCGGAATTCACCAGTGCCTGGGCAACTCGCAGCGTGCTGGGAGTTGGCGTGCACTGAACGACGCGATAGCGTTTGTCCGGCAGCGTCAAGCAGTCCTTCTTGTGCTTGACGACAACCAGACCGCGCAGGCGTTCGTAGAGGTAGGCAACCTCATTGATGCTGAGGACGAACTCGTGGTAGTCCTCGGGCTCGGTGACACCGTCCAGCTCATGCGGACCTTCCAGGATCGTCATGCCGCAGACGTTGCACTTGTGAGCGTCATCCTTCCAGTTGCGGAGAGTCTGTCTTGCTCCCTGCCCAAAATCACGCTCGGCAAAGAATCCGAGCCGCCGCTTGAGAGCCTCCGCGCTTCCCTCTCGAAGGAAACCGGGCCATGCGATCTCGCACAGACTCCACCAGTCGGCGGGGCTCTTCGGACTCGGAGTCCCCGTCATCAGGATCACGTAGCCGTCATCGCCATAGACTTTGCGGATCATGTCGGCCAGTTTCTGAGCGGACTGGGACCGCTGTCGATTCCAGGTCTTCAGGCGGCTGGCCTCGTCAAAAATGACACCTTGTGGAACCTCCTGGCCCGGTTTCCATTCGTCCATCACGCGGACCAGCGACTCATAGGTCATCATCTCGACACGGAGGGCCGGATCGATTCCCCAGATACGGAACTCTCTGGCAATGTTCGGCAAGGAACTCCTTGGTCCCACCCAATACCATAACTGTGCCGTAGACTGCTCCATGGTCTCCTGGGCAGCCAGCGTCTTGCCGACCCCCATTTCCGCTGCCCAGATCTGGTAGTGGTACGTCAGGCCTGAGTCGGCCAGATCGCACTGATGCGGCATCAGGGGGCGACGGTAAGTGTGCCGCTCCAACGGACGGTCGAACCACTCGTAGACGTTCTCGCCCTGGAGATACCGCAGCTGGAACAGGTTCCTCGGGCAGTTGGCAACCGACCAGACCTTCTCGGGTTTCTCCTCATCGAAGCCGTGCCAACGAGATCCGGCCATCGCCTTGATCTCGTCCTTCAAGCTGAAGGGAGATTTCCTGAAGACGATCCGACTGCCTCGGAACTCCAGGATCACCGGAACCTTGATCAGAGACCCTTTGGAGGTCTGAGTGATGAACTTGGTATGAAGAATCTGACCTTCGGCCATTATCGCCCTCGCTTGTCTTCAAGAAGCAACGTGTGGTCGTTCGCCTGCCTCCGGCGGTAATCACCCCACACATTGATGCCCATGCCCTCGAAGATTATGAGGATCTTGTTGAAGCATGCTCTCACGCCGGTCTTTACGTCTGGGCGTGCCCCCGACACCACGGCGTCTCGCCACTGGGCCAGGGTGCCAGTCACCGCCGCAACGTACACCCCTCGGGCCACCGTTTCGGCGATGACGAATGGCAGGCCTGCCGCACACTGCAGGATGTCGACCATGTCCCGCTCATCAGCGAGGATGAGCAGACTGAACGACACATGCGCCATCAGATGCGGGGAGACAGCCACGGGGGCCTGCGGGTCCCGCATCGCCGCCAGGCACGATAGGAAGCGTGCGGCCTCCGAGAGTGCCCGTCGACTGGCATCCGCAGCAGCCGCGGGGCTGTAGCCCAACACCTTGCATGCGGCGTCGAGAAACCTCGCGTAGTCGACACTGGGTTGTTGAATGAGAATCACGTCAGGTTGCATGGAACACCTTCAAAGGGACGCTGCCAGGATTTGAACCTGGACCTGAGACCGAATAGCGAGTCCGTACATGTCGCCCGTTGTCATCGGGGCACCTCGTCAGTCAGCGTGCTACTTACACCACTAGCGTCCAAATGGGGTCGCTCTGCGGGAGTGTGGAGAAGCGAGACACACCGCCGCTGTCGGGCGAGCGACCAAAAGACCGGCACTTTGACCTCCAAGTGCATAGGGTTGATTCCAACGACAAAGGGCGGGACTCGTCAGCTGGAAAATCCGTTTTCCGTCATGTTGGACATCCGGCCTCTTGCCGAATTGCTTCGATCGCAACCTGACGAGTCCCGCCCAATCGCGCTGAAGGCCTGTGCATTCGAGGTGCATCATCAGGCCCATACAAAGCTAACGTAAAAAGGGGCTCCGACCTGTCACAGGTTTTTACCGAGCCCGCCGATTCGAGGATGACGCGTCAACCTTTTCCGCAGCGCTGTCCTTCGCGCTGATAAACTTCGCCACCTCGGCCTTGATGACCTCAAAGGCCGGAATCTGAGCAAACGGAGTCGAGCATTTGACGACCTGGGGGACGTGCCAAGAGAAGCTGCGAGCCTCGGCCAGCTTGACCTTCAAGGTAGCGGGGAGCGGGCCATGCGGCTGGCGATCCTTGTCCTCGCTAGCAGCGATATCAGCTGCAGTCAGGGGCAGGTACGGGAACAACTTCTTCGACTCCTGCCGCGCACTCTTGGTGCCGCAGTAGTACTCCAGGAACCGTCCGGTCGACCGCTCGATCACCAAAAAGGAGGGGCCGAACATGCAGTGCGACTCGGGCTCCGACGACTGTTTAACGATCCGCCTGAACTCCTCGGATTCGGGGTTGTAGCAGGTGATGATCGCGTCCTTGTCGGACATATCGATTGCCTTCGGGCGGCGGGCAAGCGGCAAGATGTCGATGCTGTCGCCCAGGTCGATGATGTCGTCGTCACCGTCTGGAACGCCGTAGTGACCGGGGCGGATCAGCCCCTTGTTGATCGCCTTGCCCTTCGTGTACAGCTGCAGGCGACCGAGCCAGTCGGCAGATTTGGCCAGCTCGTTGTAGATGTCATCGCTGCCCATCTGAGTGCTGGGGAGCTGCCCGAAGTCATACGCGACCAGACTGTTAGCGATGTCTTGCATCATGCAAAACCTTTGCGAAAGAGGGATGAAGAATAGGCAACAAGAGAATGACGACCTAAATCAGGTCATCTGCGGGCAAATCGTCGGATGCGATTTGGCGGCTCCGTTTTCTCACGGCAGCCTCTTGCTCCTGGACGCTCTGATGGTCCAGGTGCAATACCCATTTGATTGCGGCATACCAAGCATCAGTGAGGGTTTGGCTGTTCTCCACCATCATTACCCTAGCCCCTGCGAGGCGGTCCTCCAGCTCACATTCCAGCTCCTTCAGGCCTCGCACGTGGGCCCGCGGTTGGAACGGCGCGGTGTAGAACGCCTCCAGTTTGCCTAGCCGTGCAGCCTCCATGAACTGCTTCACGACGCCAGCGGCAATCCTGCGGAATTCCGCAGCTGGTTTGATCTTGGCCAGATCCAGGTAGTCCAGCTGAAAACGCGGCGGAATCTTGGCCAGCATCACTGCATTGCCCAGACTGATGTCGCCACGGTCCATCGCCTTTTGGGCCTCATCGCGCAGTCTGAGCAGGCCGAGGATCTGCCCGACCCAGCTTGGACCCTTGTGGATCAACTGGGACAACTCGCCAAGAGTGATCTCGGGACGTGCCTTTTGGATGCGGCGAAGCTGCTTGGCCAGCTCAAGGGGAGTGGTCTCAGGACGCACAGCGTTGGCCTGCAGCTGTAGGCTCAGCACCTGGTTGTCAGAGATTCCATGCTTGACGATGCACGGCACCTCCTGCATGCCTAGCTCGCGAGCACAGGTCCAGCGGTACATGCCGTCGATGATCTCGTACATCCCCGACACCCGTGTGGATGGCCGCACGGCAATCGAGTTGAGGAAGCCTGCGGCTGCGAGGGAGTCCCGCAGCTCCAGGTACTCAAGCGATCCCTTATCGACCGTGCGTAGCAGAACCCACGGTTCAGTGAGCTGGTCAACGGGGATCGAGGTAACTTGATCTTCCACGTCACATCCTTGCAGACGAACAAACGAATCACAGGTCCGACAAAGATAAGTAGGAAAAAACGGGCTGTGATTCTCAAAAAAGTTCTGCGATTTCCAAAATTTGTGACGCTTAGCGATTGGGCCAGCAACTTTTTCATTTTTCTGAGAATTCCCGCCCTTTTCTTCCTACCTATCTGTGTCGGAACGATGCGTCGTTTGTTGCTCGGCGTGCTTGCGCCGACAGCTTGTTCCCATAGGAGAGGTAGCCTGTGCCGACAGTCACGGAGTCCATCCAAGATTTCCTCCGCTCCCAACGGGAGCACCACCCCGGTCCCGATCTCCTGGACCGCTGGGGCCCCAACCTCGAAACCCAGATCAATGTCGCCGCCGATGATGGGGAGCCCGTGCCCGACCGGCGTAACACTTGGACCAATGGGGTCAACAAGTGGTGGAATATTCGCATTCCGAAGAACGCCAAGAGCGATCCCGACTTCCAGGACTACGAGCTGCGATGGTCGCTGGCGAAGCACGCCGAGGGTGTCGGGTCGACCGGCTGGGACTGGATGAACCGTCGCTCGGTCTATGCAGGGTTCGACTTCGACGCGATCACGGGCCACGCGGCTGGTGTCGGCCTCTCCCCTGAACAGCTCGAGGAGGTTCGGCAGGCAGCCATGGCGTTGCCCTACGTTGAGGTGCGCCGCAGTACGGGCGGGAAAGGGATCCACCTGTACGTCCACTTCGATGGGGAGGGGATCCCCACGGCGAACCATACCGAGCACGCAGCGCTCGCACGGTGCGTCTTGGCGATGATGTCCAGCGAGACCGGCTTCGACTTCGCCAGCCAGATCGACTGCTGCGGCAGCATCCTCTGGATCTGGCACCGTAAGCTGAATGCCGCCCACCAAGGACTGGGGCTGGTGAAGGCTGCCGCGAAGCGGCTGTCCGAGAGCGACCTCCCTGACAACTGGAAGGACCACGTCGAGGTGGTCGCTCGCCGCCGGGCCAAGATCCGTGTGCGTGCGGTGAACGATGACATCTGGGACCAGTTTGAGGCCTTGGCCAGCTCCCGCCGCACGGCTCCGCTGGATGAGAAGCACAAAGCCGTCATCGATGAGCTGACGCGGTCGGGGTACTCCACCATCTGGGTGCCTGACCACCATCTTTTGCAGTCGCACACCTGCGCCCTGCAGCAGCTCATGCAGAATGACAAGCTTCGCAGGGAGCTGGGCCTGATCGGGCTCTTCCAGACCAACTCGCCCGGCAGCGATCCTGGTACCCCCAACTGCTTCATGTTCCCGCAGCCGAGCGGGGCCTGGAGCGTGTTCCGATTCTCGCCCGGTGTCCAGGAGGCCGAGACCTGGGGGCGAAGCGACGAGGGCTGGACGCGCTGCTATTTCAATCAGGCTCCCGACCTCACGACGGCGGCCAAGGCGATGGGCGGGGCCGAGCTGGCCGACAACGGCGGCTTCATGTTCGACACTGCCCGCGAGGCCTTGCGAGTCATCGAGACCCTCGGTGAGACCATCGATCTGAAGGACAAGTTCCACTCGCGAGAGACCCACCTCAGAAAGAACAAGGACGGACGCCTGGTTGTCCGCATCAAGCAGAACCCCAACGAGGAAAAGCCCGACAAAGGCTGGTCCTCCAAGAAAGGCGGCTGGTGGGAACGCGTCTACAACATGATGGCTGAACCCCGCAGGAACAACGGTGTCGGGGCGACGGAGTTCGACAACATCGTCCGCGCCCTGGTCTCGCCAGCCGGTGAGCGGGCAGGTTGGGTCATCAGCCGGGCGACAGGGGGCTGGGATCGGGTGCCCAAGGATGACGCCAAATCCGCCCTGCTGGCCATGGGGCACGCCAAGGCGGATGCCGACGTGATTCTCGGCTGTGCGGTCCTGCGTTCCTGGAAGACCGTCCACCTGCCATTCCAGCCGGAATACCCCGGAGACCGGCAGTGGAACCTCGGGGCTGCCCAGCTGCGGTATCCGCCCGCAGGTCTCCGCGACGACGACATACCCCACCACCCGCACTGGGACAAGATCCTGGATCACTGCTTCGGAGATCTCGACGAGGCGATTTGCAGGGAGCCGTGGGCACGGCGGGCCAACATCCGCACCGGCGCTCAGTACGGGCTCGCCTGGATCGCCTGCATGCTCAGGGAACCGTTCGAGCCGCTCCCCTACCTGTTCCTGTTTGGTCCCGAGAATTCAGGAAAGTCCATCTTGCATGAGGCGCTCGCCCTGTTGGTGACCGGCGGGGTGGTTCGGGCCGACCGGGCCTTGGCGAACCAGAATGAGTTCAACGGTGAATTGGCCAACGCAGTCCTTGCGGTGGTCGAGGAGGTCAACGTAGCCGCCTCGCCGCTGGCCCATAACCGGATCAAGGATTGGGTCACCTCGCGAACGCTCTGGATCCGCAAGATGCGGACGGACGCGTACAGCCAGCCCAACACTCTGCACTTCATCCAGTGTGCGAACCACCAGAGCTACTGTCCCGTGCTTCCCGGGGACACCCGTATCACGGTGGTCTATGTGCCCGACCTCCTCAAGGAGCAGGAAGTCGCCAAGACCAAGATGATGGAGCACCTGATCGAGGAAGCACCTCATTTCATGCATACCCTCATGAATCTGGAGCTGCCGCCGGTTGAAGGTCGTTTGCGTGTTCCCGTCGTGAACACCAGCGCCAAGACCAGATCCGAGGAACTCAACCGAGATCCCGTCGAGACCTACATCATGGAGTGCTGCTTCCCGGTGCCGGGCGAGAAGATCCCGTTTGCGGAGTTCTATGACAGGTTCCTCGCTTGGCTGCCTGAGTCAGAGCACAAGAACTGGCACCGGCAGAAGGTCTCCAAGCACCTGCCGGTCAAGTACCCGGTCGGCGCTTGCACCAACAACAAACGGTACATCGGCAACCTCTCCTGGGAGCCAAGCACCAAGGTGGGGACTCCTTACGTTGCCATCAACGGGCGGCTCCGTCAGACAGAAGACACCTGATTATCTCCGTCGAAAACAAGGAAGTTCATGACGACTCCTATCATCATCGGTCTCGGTCACTATTCTCGTACAGGCAAAGACACCTTCGCCAATTACCTACTGCAATCGCTCTCCTGGCTCGCGCCAGACATCAAGGCCCGAAAGATCCCCTTCGCCTGGAAGCTGAAAGAGATCGCCCACGGTCTGTTCGGCTGGGCCGGGGTGCGCGAGCCGGAATTCTACGACACCCCCGAGGGGGCCGCCTATCGCGACATTGAGATTCCCGAGCTGGAGATGACACCGGTTCAGCTATGGGTGGCGCTGGGGACGCCAGCGGTGCGTGAGAACGTCTACGACCGGACCTGGATCGACTACGTTCTCAAGACCGACCACGGTGTCGACGTGTTGATTGTTCCTGATGTGCGATTCCCCAATGAGACAATCGCAATTCATGAGGCTGGCGGCACCCTGGTCAAGATCATCAGGCCGGGCGTCGGGCCGCGGAGGACGGTCGCTGACTGGGCTTTGGTCGGCTACCAGGGTTGGGACAACGTGATCGGTGAGACGGGCTCCCTGGCAGGCCTGGAGCATTGGGCGGGGATCTATGCCCAGTGGGTTGTCCGGCGGGTGGCTGGCGAAGATCTGCCTTTGATCACTCGGCCACCCGAGGAGATCGCCGCCGCACTGAGAACCGAGGTTATCGAGCCGTGGGAGGTGGCAGCATGATCAAGGTCTATTCCGGCTTAGTCCACCTGAACGGCAATATGCTGGCCTCGCTTGACTTTGAGACCTCCGGTCGCCGCCCTGGCTACCATGAGGTCATCCAGATCGCCGTGGTGCCCCTGGACTCGGATCTGAAACCGAGGACGGATGTTCGCCCCTTTTACATGAATGTCGCTCCGAACCACCCGGAGCGGGCCGACCCGCGGTCGACGGCTGTCCACAGGTTGGATATCAACGACCTGGTGCTCCACGCACCTAGTCAGGCCAAGGTGGCCGACCTCCTGGTCGAATGGTGGGAGCGACTGGATCTGCCGGTGGGCAAGTGCTTGGTGCCCCTGGCCCATAACTGGGCCTTTGAATCGTCCTTCCTGAAGGCATGGCTGGGCGTGGATCTGGCCGACCAGCTGTTCCACTCCCACGCTCGGGACGCCATGTCGTTGGCGCTCTCGATGAACGATCGGGCCGCATTCGCTGGCGAGCCGGCCCCGTTCAATCGGGTGGGGCTCTCCTCCCTGTGTAACAGATTCCAGGTTCACAATTCCAATCCACATGACGCGCTCTGTGACGCCCTGGCGGAAGCCGAGGTGTACCGAGCGATGATCATGATGGACCTGTTTTGAGGTGACCGATGGGCAATTCTCCATGGACCCGCGAGAACTGGAACAGCCTCATTCGCCGCGTGAATGCGTTGTCCCAGAATCCCGACTCGGGCTGCGATCCAAAGGATCCTCTTGCCGAAGTTGGGCCGGATCACAGGTGGACCAAGGCCGACATCGAGGAAGTCCAGAATCGACTCCAGGAGATCTGCGAGGAGAACCAATTCACCTCGCCGAACCTCTGGAAGCAGCAGATCGTCGACGAGATCAACGATGCCATCACCAAGGGATGGTGCGGTTGCGAGGACGAAGAGTGTCTCGATATGTGCCCCAACGCAGCTCCTCCCGCGGAACTCTATCTCGGGTCGTGGGCGGCTGTCTATCTCCACGTCGGCGACATCCACTATGACTGCTCGGGGCACTCCGAAGACTACGGCGATCTCTGGGAGAAGTGCAACGAAGTCGCCTCGCCCAACTATACGTCTGCGGAGGCCTCCCAGTATCAAGCGTACATCAGCGACGCAGGGAGGCAGGCCCAGGAGTGGGCCGTCTCCGCAGCCCGCGTATGCATGTACAAGGGGCAACTTCGGCGGCAGCAAGACATGCTTGCGGATGCCAAACGCGACCTCGCAGGCGCTGAGAAGCGGGTGGGGCTGTACTGCGTTCCCAATGGCAACCACGGCGAGTGCGCGGATGCCAAGGATGCGGTCCAGTCGCTAACCCAGCAGATCGCTGATCTCGAGAAAGGAATCGCCGCGGCCCAGCAGCAGCTGGTTGAAGAGGAGAAAACCCGAGACCAAGCCGCCGAGGCTGCCGACGCAGCAGTCTCGGCCTCCTGGGCGCTCGGTGGGTCGTTTGGGCTGAACAAGCCAGAGTTGTCTATCAACTTCGTCCAGTTCTACCAATCCGTCACCGAGCCGTGGAACAAGTTCTACTCCTGCGACAATGCAAACGACGCTCCTAGCCGGTGCCGCACGTCCTTTTCCATCATGGCTTACGACGCCTATACGGGGAAATGGCACAGCGCGGCAAACGGCAGCTTCACGCCGAACGGGCTGGCCTATTCGGACAGTGTAACCAAGGGGCTGCCGTGGTGCGGCACCTATACGGAATACCATGAGGGCTGCCCTGGCTGGCCACCGTTCTACGGTCCCACGCCTCCCAGGCAATACGAGAAGTTCTGCCAGTGCTCCGGCCTAACGTGCGTCGGCTGCCAAGAGCATACTCTGCCACCGGTTGAACTCAAGTTTGTGGTCCACTACCCGGAACCCGTTAGGCCACCATGCCCGGAAACAGATGGAAATGAAGGGAGAGGCGAATGAGCATCTGCAAACACCTGCGGTTATCCAAGGTGGGCTCCAAGGTTGTCAGCCTGCACTGTGCAATCGGCCAGGGCAAAACAGCAGGGCGACTGGACGCCGTGATTTCGGCAGAGACTTGTGTGGGGTGCCCGCGACGGGAGCCACTGTCGGCAAAACCGATCCCATCCTGCGGGAAGCGTAGGGAGGGAATCTCAGACGGCCAGATCGTCTTGCTGGCCTGCCTGAATCCCGATGGCCCGAAGTATCAGACCAAGATCGAAGCCGAGGATTGCCGGCAATGCACAGTTCGCGAGGGGCTGGAGCCTCCCCGGCCATCTGAAGAGAAAGTCACGGCAACGCATATGCAGAGATCTTTTGACCGTCCCCGGATCTTCGCAGACGGAACGATTGCCTATCCGAAGCGAGGCTGGGAGCCGCCACCACCGATTGACGGCTACCACCGGAAGTCTACGAACACTCGCAGCTCGGATGCCTGGGTGTTCATCCCAGACTGGCCACCATGCAAGTGTCGGTCCATCGAGTACGTCGAAAAACCCTGCGGAGCAATCAATGTGATCGCCCACTGCAAGCGATGGCCGACCCCGGTGCTCCACCCGTTCTGCCGGGCCTGCGACAAGCGGGAGGCCGCCTAATGGGATGCCCTCATTGCCCAGACCATCGGCCACCTGCCGCGACGGAGCGGCCCAGCGTCCAGGGAGCACCGCTGCCTCCCGGCCAGACCGGCTATGTGGTGTACGACGGTGGACCGCCGCAGACCCCCATGGTCACGGTCCGCAATATCATCCCTCAGCGAGAGGGGATGCCCGTAGTCGACAACGAGGGAGCCATTGAGTACCCGATAGACCGTGATCCGCCGCAGCTCCTGGAAGGGTACGAGCGGAAGTCCAGCAATCCCTGGCGGCTGGTGCCAGTTTGGAGCCCGTGCCAACTGCGTATGTACGCGGTCAGCACGCGGGAGGACTGCAACTGCGTGAATATCTCAGGAGTCTGCAACCATCCAGCGTCCGAGCACTTCACCCAGGTGGTCACGCACGCAGGCTGTCAGGCCTGCGCGGTTCGCATGCCGATCAATGGCCGATAGGGTCGTAGGACCTGGCATGCCCAGCAGGCGGCTCCCAGACCAGCTTACGCACGTCACACGGGGACACGTCCACAATGGAGCAGCGCCCAACGCGAACTCCGTAACGACGCAGCTCGCGGCGGCAGACATGGGTCTGCCGGTGGGTGATCGTTTCATCAGCGAGCCCAAGGCTTGTGCGATTTGTCCGAGCCAGGAGAATGCCGTTTCCATGGCTTAGTCCTTCAAGAATGCAGTCCCTGCTCCGAACTTCCCGCCCTCCTCGTCGTACTTGAAATCAAATTCCCTGCCGTCCGGGTGTTCGCCACTGGCGAACTTCACTCCGGTTTTCAGAAGGATCTCTTGCTGGTTGATCCCCTGGACGATCGACGACAGGTAGGCGATGACGCCGCGATTCTGGGAGTCGATGATCTTGGTATGTCGAATATCGAGGGTGAGCTCGGGCTGGCCGATGCCGGGCAGCTTGGGCGGATCCACCGGTTTTGGGTAGCGAAGCCGCAAGTTGACCTTCGGACGGCTCCTTACCGACAGCTCGGCATAGGTCGTAGAGTTGACGACCGGCTGGGCCTGGAATCCACGGTCGCTAGGATGCCTGTCGCCCCAGTCGCTCCTCGCTCGGTAGACCACATTGGGACCGCCGACGAAAACCACGTCACCGTCGGAGATCGTATCAGTCGGCCCGACCGGCAGCTCGCCCCAGGCCTCCGCACCGATGCCGCCGCCACCTGCACGCCCCTCGGCAACCTCCTCTGCGGTCGGAAACGCCAGCGACGGGTCAACATTAGCAGGCCAGAAAAACGGATAGGTCTCCATCTTTCCCGCCTTGACGGGTGCCAAGCATTCAAACTCGATGGTCTGATCCGAGGAATCGTAGCTGGCTTTCTCAATGACCGCTTTGATGTCGCCGTTGGCCACATAGTTGCGGATGCCGAACTGCAGGAGTACGGTGTCAAAAGTCTCCAGGTTCAGCTTGTTGAGGAACGTCCTGAATCGAACACGCTTCCAGGTGTTCGCCAGCCGGATCAGCCAGAACGTGGCGACCTTCTGAATGATGTCGGGCTGGTTGTAGATGTAGAAGTCGAACTCCCGCTCATGCGTGCCGTACCGTGCGACGTTGTGCCTGAAGATCATCTTCTCGGGCTCTTCGGCTGCGTAGCTGAGCCGCCACGTCACGACCATCTTGGTGCATAGATCCTCAGTTGAAGTCAGCTCCAGCTCGATACCTACCTCAGAGTCCATGTCGCTGAGCGTGATCGAATCATCCGCGGTCGGCTCTTCGGCCAGATACTTGAGGTAGACGACCCCATTACTGATCCAGACGGCGCAGCGGGCCTGGAAGGCAATATCCTTGAGCACCTCCACGATGTTGCGGCGATCCAAGATCGGGAAGTTGGCTGGAAACACTGCAAGCTTTTCCCGTACAGCCGCGAATGAGACCTCGTCGCATTCCAGATCGCTGTAGGTGTCGACCAGGTAGCGGACAATGTCCACGATGTTCGGCCCGATGGTCGATTCATAGGTCACATACAGATCGTCTTCCCAGCCCTGGTCCACGATGGACGAGAGCGGTTTTCGCAGGACAATTTGCGTTGCAGGGATCGGCCCGTAATTCTTGACCTCGACCGTCCAGAGACCATCAGGGACGTTGCAGAGGTTCCGTACATGATTCAGGGTCTTATATGCTTTGACAGCCAGGACTTGGCCGGGGGTGATCGACACGATACAGGTGATCGGTTCGTCGCCCGCGACGGTCACGTTCGATCCCGAATCCGCCCAGAAGTGCTGGGCCACTTGATCCGGTTGGGCCTGGTTGTTTTCCGTCTTAGTAATGATGAAGCCTTCCGACCGTACCAAGCAGGGATTGAGAATGTCGCCCTCGCCGCAGGGAACCTGAACTGAATAATCGAAGGGGGTGTACTCGTACTCCTGTTGAATGCAGGTGGTCAGCCCCCGAAAGACATTCAGTTCCTCCTCGGCTGCCGCTTCGTTCTCGGGATGCCGGCGGCTGGAGATGTAGAACTGGTCATTCTCGAAATGTCCCGTGAATAGGCCCCCGCCGATGCTGAGAGTCAGGCCGGTGTTCTGAGGGAAGTCTTCGCCGCCAAGGATCCGCACCGGGTTGCAGCCTAGCCCCTCTTTCTCGGCATCACTGATGGTCGTGCGGCGGTCGTTGGCTGCACAGTTGTTTCGGGTCATTTCCGCCGCGATAGCTTCCCCCATTTGCCTGCGGATCTGGTTGGCCTGATCCAGGTAGTCCGACGCCTTCACCCGGTCATAGGCCGACCAAGCAGCAGAGGCTCGGTTCAGCACTCCGATCTGATGTCCGCCCAAGGCCAGGGTCTTGGCCAATCCAGGACTGGGGCCGAGGCCTGCGGTCGCATGCTTGTCGGCTCCGCTCAGGATTCCAACCCCACAAAGGGAGGTCCCCGAGATTGCGTGATTCACCTGCAGGGCAGGGCAATCCAAAACCTTGCCGAAGATCATCGGCCACGCCTTGCCGACCAGATCCTTGGGCAGGTAGGGGAACTGACCTTCCTCGGCGCTGAAGCCGATTTCCTTGTCCTCCAACTGCGAAACCAGCGAGAAGGACACCGTGCGATCCTTCTCGCTCCAGATGACAGGCGAGCTGATCTTGCCCGAGAGGAGTAGGAAACGATCCGAGAGGGCCAGCCCGTCGAACCATTGGTACACTCGCACGTCCCGCTGGTGGACATCGTGGGTGTCCATGATCGCCTTGATACTGCCGTCGGTGTCGTCCAGGGTGATCGAGATCTCCTGGGAGTTGTTGCTCTGGGTCACGTCGATGACGTTGTCCAGGCCGCTCACCTCCACGATCCGGCCGAGGACTGATTCCACGGTTCGGTCGGCGTAGGACGTTGTGTCACCGGAGACCCAGTCCACCTCGATGATCACGATGGGCTCGGTGCCCATCTTGCTGGCCAGCTTGGCCAGCCCGCCAGCTGAGATACTACGCATCCTCTACTCCCTCAAACTCAAGCGTAATCGTCTGAGTCTCCCCACGGGGCATCGGCCGGATCGCCGGGCCGCCCCTCGCCGTGGTTTCAAACTCAAACGGGTTGTTGGTGAAATGGCCGACCCAGACCCGGCCATGGTGGTCGACCAGCCGGATCCGGGAGGCGAAGTAGGACTGAATGAAGGCACGCAGCTCCAGTCCCTTGTTGCGAGTGAGTTGGAACGTCCATCGGAGCTTCCGCCGCCCCCCGCGCCTCTTGACGTAGGTGTAGCGGGTGCCGTCAATCGCGCGTTTGACGGTGATCTGATCTGTTAGCCCCTCAGAGTCCGAGAACTCGGGGTTAGGCAGAATGGCCACCGTCTGGCGCGCCGGGTAGGGCGATTCCAATCGAAACATGTCGCCACCGGTGCCTTTCGCTAGAAGTACGAGATGGACATTGGCCCCCAGTGGGTCCAGACGTTGTAGTAGCCATCATTGGTGCCGGCGTACAGGAATACCGCGACACCGGCATTGTTCGCAGGCATGGTTGTTGAGACGGTTGCGATCAACCGGTCGTTGATGTAGTACTTGACGCCTGACGGTGTCCACCTGATCCGATAGACATTCTGTGCCAGGATGCTCTCGGTGGTCTGGAGCACCGTCGCAGGGCCGACATTGTTGTTGGTGTACAAGGACCACTGATTTGGAGAGTCAGTGCCGGTCCAGTACCGAAAAGCGGCCATGTGGGCAACCGGAATGCGGTTGTTAAGCCACGGGGTACCGGACTGATTGACCAACCCGAGCCAAACATTCGCATGGGGAGCCCAGTCGGATGTTATAAGCAGTCGGACACAGAAATCGGGTTCGTTGCCCCAAGACGCAAGTAACGGCAGATACGCCCAGCAGTACCCATTGGTAGCCATGTCGTAGAACTGTCCGTTGGGATCCGACACCTGCCGTGTCGACGGAGTCAGTGTCCCGCTATTTCCATACTGCCAGACGTAATGCCCAGTAGTGCTGGGCGAGTCCTTGTACCCATGAACATAGTACCCTTGGACTCCGGACTCGGCGGCTTTCGGATGGCACAGAGTGAGTCGTCTTGGATAGTGGTGGTTTGTCGGTGTATCAAACCCCCAGACAACGCCGTTCTTGTCGGTGTTCCTGAGCTTGGAGTCATCGGACCAGAGAGTCGCCAATCCGCCCATGTCAGGAGCCGCCAACGGGTCAGGGATTTGCAGGCCGTCCGAACTGAAGACTGCCCGCGTTTTCCCTCCGGTTGTGATTGCGACCTTATCGTCGGCCGGATGGTAGAGCCCTGTATCTGCATCGCTATAGAACGTGTAGCCAGGAGCCGCAGCCGTTCCAGCCTTCCCACTGAGTGGCACATAGCTAGTAACGTAGGTGCTGGAGACCGACAACGCCTGGGCGCCGCCGCAAGCTACCGACAGCCCATCCGTCGTGTGACGGTAGATGCCGGTGTCGAGGTCGCTGAGGAACGTGTAAGCAGGGCTTGCAGCCGTTCCATCAATGTTCGCCACTTTGACACGGGGGACGATGTATGAGGCTCCGACATACAGTCTCTCGGTGCCGCCGCAAGTGAAGCCTAGAGCATCGGCACTGTTCAAGTACATGCCGGTGTTTGTGTCGCTCCAGAAGGTATGGCTCGGAGCCGTAGCGGTGCCGTTGTCTCCGTATACCGTGGTCGGAATCTCTCCGAACCAGATATCGCTGATCCGAATGGTGTTATCAACCCCGTTGTAATTGACCAGATGCAGGAATCGGACATAGGCTGTGGCATAACGAAAATAGCTGTAGCTGTCGGTGGTAGTGTCTGCTTGCGGCCCGCCAATGATGCCGGAATACTGTGTCCAAGTGTTGGGAGCACTGACGTTGCTTGCGGCAATGTACTTGTAGGAAGCAGAGCCCCAGCAATTCCGCACCTTCGTCCCAGCAGGCAAATTTGGCCCCGTCCATGCAGTACGCAGGGTGATCACGTTGCCAGAAATAGCACCAGGATCCCATAGGCCGGCAGAGCTGCCACCCCAGGCATAATTCCTCGTGTAGGTGTAGTCAGGGTAAGTGTAACCACAGGCATTTGTATACGGATACCAAGCCATCTGCCGGTAATAGCTCCCGGCGACACTGCACCAGCCCGTGGCATCGGTCAGCGTGATCGCAGTGTCGCCCGTATTCAGAGGTGCGGCAAGCGTCGTGTCAGTTGACCCTGAATACTTGTTTACATTCGGAGAATAGATCGGAAAGCCGTCGATGTCGTACTCAATGATGCCGATGTATTGTCTGTTCGTGGGAGCGTATCCGGTGCCGTCCGCGTTACCCGACTTTGCCCACAGCGACAGCCGGTATTTCCTGGTGGGATCAACTGGAATCAACTCGTCGTTTGTGCGCGTAGCGGATCCGCCGGAAGTCTTGAAGCTACCGTAACCGCCATGTGTCTCAACTTGATCAAACGTGGCGTATGAAAAGTTGTAGTTCGACTTCATCCCGCCTGACCCATTGGTCAGAAGGTTCATGCCTCGGGATTCGATATACTTGCGTGGAACCAGATAATCCCGTCCCGCGAAGGATGAGGGCGGATCGGCAGCCGCTTTGACTTGCCCAATGAATGTTGCTAAGCCGGTCCCATCGATAGTGACTACCGACGTGCCGCCGACCGTAATCCCCAGGACATCCGAGCTGGGCCGGTACAACCCGGTGTTCGGATCCGAGGTGAACGAGTAAGCAGGAGCAGATACCGTCCCATCACCGATCAGCAACGGAGTCGTGACACTTCCACCTCCACCGCTGATGTTGGTCGGCAGGTTGAAGGTGATCCCGGTGCTGGTAACTCTGAAAGCTTCGACACCGCCTACAACCAGGGCAATGGTGCCGTTGGCGGGGAAGTTCAAACCCGTGTTAGGATCATCAGTGTGGTAGAACGACGGGCGAGAATTCGTACCCGTCTGAGCACCTAAGGGCGTATAGACACTGGCCGCTGTCGGTGTGAAGTGGGCGAGCGAAGCACCGCCCCCTGCGATACCGACAGAATTGGTGGCTGGCCGAAAGATGCCGGTGTTGGGCACGCCCGCGAAGCACAGCGACGGGACTGCAGCGGATCCGGTCGGGACGTTGAGGGGTAACAGAGAGCTGACTCGCGATCCAGACACGCTGAAGCCTGGAATCGAGACTCCGCGTGAGTCAACCGTGCCGAAGGTGAGAGTGGTACTGGCGGATCGAAGCCAATTCCCGCCGAATCGCGTATCGAATTCGCCATTGACCGCGTTCCCGCCATACAGCTCGCCACCGAATACCACATAGGTATCAACGGAGCCTTCGGGCGTGTACAGACCACCGATCCAGAGAGGGTGCGACGAGTCATTGATATTGGCCTTGATCAACGGCGCGGCGACACCAGTGTCAGCAGAGACGGTTCCCAGGTCCAGCCCGTCGTGATCTTGGAGTTGCTGGGTCTGGCCATTCACGATCTGCAACGGTCTGCGCAGGGTCATTGAATCTCTCCCAAAAACAAACCCTCCACCACGATCCTATGACCGTGGTGGAGGGTATCAATCAGCACATCCTTACAGCTTGATCGGAGCTTCAATCGAGATCTCCAGCTCGGTGCTGGAGACCGCCGTGCCGATCCGCACGACGAACTCGCCAGCGTTCGTCGGGGCCGTCGCGGTCAACTTTCCAGCGGTAGCAGCAGACAGCCAATAGACGGCACCAGGCGTAAGGCCGCCGGTCCCGCCAGCAACAGCGTCCCACTGGGTCGTCGTGGCAGAGAGAATGGCATCGGTCTGCACGTTCATGTTTGCTGCCGCCGCAGCGGACACGTCCGCACAGAGACCGAGCACCTGAACGGTGCCCGAAGCGTTGGCTTGGGCCTTGTCTGCCTGACCGCCAGCCTTCACATACACAGGCGTCCCGATGACGATAGCGCTGGCGCTGCCATTCTGAACCTGAACAGCATCAGACGTACTAACCGGGGCATCGAGCGTGTCTCCAGCCTGGAGCTGCTCGATCTGGCCATTGGAAATCACCAAGGGCTTTTTCAGAGCCATATCAGAATCCTTTCTTACAGTCGGATGGGTGGCTCGATTTCGATGTCGAGCGAAAGCGGGGATATGGCACGTCCAACGCGGACGAGATAGTTGCCCGCCAGTGATGGAGGAGTGGAGGTGATGCGCCCAGGTTTGGCCGGGTCCAGGAAGTACACCTGTCCAGCGGCCAGCGTCGAGGTGCTCGCCACTAGCGACCAATCGTCGCGGGTGACCTTGCCCTCGGTGACGTAGTTGCAGGCAAAGCCTGCCAGCGCCTCGCTGATGGCAAAGCCAACAATCCCGGCCTTGGGCATCGCATCAGCCTGTGCCAGATTCGCGTGGCCTGTCGCGGCGAGGTAGATCGGGGTGCCGATCTGCACTGCCGCATCAACCTCGGCGTTGTAGAACGCAACGTCGCCAACTCCAACCATTTCATCCACGTAGGGATATGGGCCTTCGGGCCGAGGATCGCTGGAGGTGCGAGACACACCATAGAGCCGGGTCGGGATGACCTGCGGGTTCCAGGTCGGGTCCAGCTCGCCTTCAAACTCGATGCTCGCCGTGTATCGATCGGGTCCGTCGTGAACCACGGCTTCATCTGGATTGGTGATTACACCCCGCCAGTAGCGGTGCTCATGATCAATCAGGCCGATTTCCTGCCCCAGGTGGTCTTCCAGGAAGGTCAGAAGATCCCATGCTTGCTGCTGCAAGAGTGCGGAGAACGTGAGTACAAGAGTCTGGGGCTTAGGCCAGATCGGATCTGCGTAAATGACGAGCGTACCGCCGCGAGTCTCCCGGTTGATCCGGTTGAATTGCAGCCGATCCTTGTTACCGAACTCTGGCGTTCGGAGCGTCACCGAGGCCTGGACCGCGCCCTCAGCCGGGTAGACCAGCTGAAATGGGGCCAGGATGCCGTCCATCGGGCCTGACAAGGTCGGGCTCGGGGGCGACGGAGCGTTCGGATCGGTGCTCTCCCCAACGAACGGGGTGTACTGATATCTGTTGCCGGGACTCTCAATGACGTAGACGGTGGACTGGTGAATCTCCAGGCCGACCAGAGGCTCGAAGCCGCGATCCACCGAGGCCTCGACCTCCTGGGCCAGCTCCAGCATGTTCTGGGGGCGCACCTGGACCAGCTCAACGGCCGCAGCATCTGAGAGCGATAGTCGGGCTACCGTAGCCTCTAGGTGGCTCAGACGGGCATTCTGATCGACTGCCAGTTCATCGCCAGCCGACAGGTCGGTGGCCCTGGGTTTGATGACGACCGCCTTCGCCTGCTGGACCATCTGCAGGTATTGCCGCAAGGCCTCGCCTTCCGACAGCCCATAAGCGGCAACGCCCGTCAGGCCTGACGACACGTCCACAAAATCCAACGCCGGCTCATCGTAGACCTCAGTGGTCTCGATCAGCTGGCTGATCGCGTCCACCCGATACGGACGGATCACGTTATGGCTGTCGGTGACCTCCAGTTGATTGGCTGCCGCCACCCCCCGGATATTGGAGGTGGCAACCTGGGCCAGTCTGATCTGCGTAGCAGGTAGATCAATACTCTTGCCAGGGCCGATCTCTCGCGGGTTGGACCGGGGGAACTGGTCCAGCTCAATCCGGCTAGCCGCGGACAGACGGATGAACCCCTCCTCGGCGAGTTGGGATAGGGCCAGGGTGCTGCTCGCGCGGATCGCTCGGATGGCGGTCGCGAGCTGAGCGAGCTCCAAGGCCTCGACCACCTGACGCCCGATGCTCCTGGTGTCAGCAAGGCTATCGAGCGACAGGCTGCTCTTGGCGGCGATCCGTATCGTGCCTCTGCGGGCCGGGGCCGTGGACAGCGTCACCGTGCTGGCTGCGAAGGCCAGCAGAGGCCGGCCGGCGTGCGGCCTGCCAGTCAGCTGGAGGGGCGACGAGGCCTGCACCGCCCTTGGCCCAGCGTAGGCCGTCGATGCCCCGAGAGCGAGGGTAGACCGGGCCGAGCCAGATTTGGGCCTGCCCTGGGGCGAGCCTCCTTGCGATAGCGTCAGACTGCTGGAAGCCGAGGCAGGCAAGGATCTGCCCGCTGCGGAGGCGCCCACACTGAGAATCAGAGCACTCGTTGTGGTTAGCTCAGATGTCACTCCGTTGAGAATAGGAGCAAGCACCTCGACGTATTGCCGGGTCACCCGCGCGTTGCCGTCTCCAGGTGCAATGACCTCCGCGTACTGTCGACTGACGCGAGCCTGACCGGTGCCGGGGCTGAGGACTTCCAGGAATTGTCGGGAGACTCGCGAGGACATCGTCAGCCTCCCTACACTTTCACGCCGAATTCAGCCGCGTTGAGACCGGCGATCGTCCAGGCCGCTCCGGTGGCAGGGTCCAGCTCCGCAATGCGTCTTTTGGTGGCGTAGGTAGTCGTCCCGATGGGGCTCGCAACACCGTCGTCCTGAGAGACGCCCGACCGCACGACCTGCATCAGATTGAAGGTCGTTGCGTCGGTCTCGCGTGCATCGGTATTGATCTGGATACCTTTGATGTCATCGAGCACACCGGCCAGAGCATCGTAGCGATACAAGTCGAGTTGCCCCGCCGTGGCCGTTTCGATGTACGTCGCGTCGTCGTCGACAACGGATTCGGATACCATGGCCGCATTATCGGTGCCGCTTGAAGGTGCCCATCCGGAGGCTGTTGCCGAGGATGGCCGCAATGCGGTGACCTTCATATTGCCGAGGAACGAGTTGTTCGTTGCACCGCTTCCGTCGAGACAATAGAAGTCATCGAATGTGAAGTAGACATCGACGTTACTGGACCCAGAAAGCTGGAACGCGCTGTAGTAACCCGACATGCCGGCCTGCGTTTTGGCCGACCCGCTCAAGACGGTCTCGCCGTCGATCCGCATCTCATACGTGCCAGGATTTCCCCAGGTCGCCTTGAGCTCGATGTAATGCCAGACGCCCGTGCCGATTGTATGCCCCACCGTTCCGCCGATGTACGTGCTGCCGCAGTAGAGCAGTACTTCGCCGCTATTTGCGAGCCGTAGTTGGACGCTCTCTGTCGACCCTTCATAGAAACTCATGAACGAGTTGGATGACCCAGGCGTCGTCACCGCCGTCGAATCGAGTTTCACGCCGCATCCAGCAACCATCGTAGGACTGGTTGTCAGAGCATGTGATCGAATGCTGCAGAGGCCGGAGATCCCTTTGAGTCGCAACGCATACCCTCCGGTCCTCCCTGCAACGACGCTGGCATATCCGGTGTTCGTAGTTACGTTATACTTGCGTGCGAGGGCATTCGACGGGGACACCCCAGTGCCGACCGTCGTACCATACCCCTCAAACCCATCGATCCAAAGCAATGCCATCGGGGGTGCTCCTTAGTGAACGAACGGCTGGGCCGGGACAAGCCCAACCCAGCCATTCCGAGGGAGAGAGTCGTTACGCGCTGACGGTGTAGGTCACCTTCAGCTGGTCGCCGTTCTGCACCGCAACATCACCGCTGGAGAAGAGGGCAGTCGCCCAGAGGCAGCCGCCAGCCGCGTGATCGGACTTGAGATTGGCTTGGGCCACACCCCCAACGAGGAAGACACCCTTGATGGTGCCTGCCGACGTGACGTTGAAGATCGCCACGGTGCCGTTGGTGATCGACTGGTTCGCGGCAGCGTTCTCCTGCCACTCGGGACGGGTCGTCGCGTTGTCGGTGTTGTTGCCGTCCGTATAGCCGGTGAACTCGGCCCAGCCATTGCTGACACCGATGTTGGCATAGGTGTCCGTGGCAGCCAGAGCCGTGTAACCGGTGTTGTCGATCAGCCCGAGAAACCAGGATCCGATGGCGGTCGCGCCGTGGAACATCACGTCCAAAAGCTTGTTCTTGCCTTCGTTGCAGATCCCATTCGGGAATTGGTACTCATTGATCCGCTTTCCGTTGCGATAGTGCACGACCACGAAACGGCCGCGGGGATTCAGGCCTTCGATATCGAGCGAGGGCGTCTGCTTCGTGCGGACCAGCGCGGCCTTGGCCTGTTGGGTCACGTTAACGTGATTGGACATGGGTAGGGTATCTCCCTGTTAGAAAATGGCCCCCAGCCGCTGGCGAGCGGTGGCTCGGGCTCTTGGTAGAAGAACCCGGTGCCGCCCTACTGGCGGCACCGGGTTGAATTACAGACGAGAGGTGCCACGTCGCAGCTCACGACGCAGCTCGCTGGCGATCTGCCGGGCCGTCTGGCGACCAGAGTCGCCGCCCTTGACGGTCACATTGATGTCGCCAATGTTGGTCACCGTTCCGCCATCGGAACGGAATACCGGTTGAACTCCAGCGTTGATCGCCTGGAGCTGAGAGTAAAACCTTCGCGACGATGCGGCATTGATCACAGTCTCACCCGGAGTGAGCATTGCCGGGATGGTGTCGGTGCCCCGCCTGACAAAGCCTCCTCCGTCGAAGTAGCGAGCAATCCGATTGAACCGCTGCATCATGCCGCCATGCGCAACATAGCCAAGGTCCGAGGGGACTGACGACGCTGCGTAAGCCATGGTTTCGGCCTGAAGAGCGGCGTTCCAGAACGCATCGGCCAAGGCTTGGGCATTCTGCGTGGCATTGATCAAAGCCGCGTCTGTGCCCTGGACTGCGTTCTGAATACTCTGAGCGCCTTCCTTCACCTGCGGCACGACTTGCTGCATCCCCTTCAGTTGCTCACCGATCTGTGCATCGATTTGGCGGATGAGATCCAGCTCCTTGAGTGCCTCGGGGGCAGGCTTCGCCGGGTTGAGACGGCTGTTCCTGATCTTGTCAAGCGCCCCAGCTCGTTTATCAAGCTCGCTCAAGGCATTGTTTAACTCCAGGATCGGAGTCGCCATTGATGCGGTCTTGAAGGATCCCAAGGTCTTCAGGAACTGCTCGGTATCCGTCTTCAACTGCTCGACCGCATCGATTTGAAGGCCAGGATCCTTGACCGCCTCCTTGACCCGCGTGATCAACTTGTTGTATGCGACCGCAGCTTCGTCGATCTCTTGGATGGCGGTCGCGGTCATGTCACCCATCGGGATGACTTGCGTCCGCCTTTCCTGGAGTGTCTTGAGTCTTTTCGTCGCATCAATGAGCAGATTGTCGTAAGTCAGCAGTTCTCTTTGGGCATTCTGCAGCTGAAGCCGTTCCTCGTTGATCGCGTTTTTCCGTTCTTCGAAAGCCTTTAGAGCTTTCGTAGCGTCCGAGTGACTCTCAATGTCCATGCCCGTCAGCTGTTTGAGTGGCACGCCTGCCGGAAGCTTGGATGCGACCTGAGCCTGAGCAGCATTCACCTTGTCCACCAACTTCGCCAGCGCTTCGGGAGCGATGGTGATCTCCCGGATCTCGATGCTCTTTAGCTGCCGCTCTATCTCCGGCTTCAGGTTGTCAAATCTGAGCATCTCGGTGACAGATAGCTTGCCCCCTTGGGTAAAGAGCCGTTGGATCTCCTTGAATGCCGACTGGGCATCTTGGGTAGCCCGTTGTCGAACCTTGTCGGAAATCCCTTTCTCGCCCAGCGTCTTCAGCGCGTCATCGAGCTTCTTCTGCTGCGCTTCGATGCCCCAGAGATCCTGCGTACCTCGACGGGCAGCTTCTGCTTGCCGCTGTAGTTCCGCATCCTGGATATTCTGGTACTGCTTTTCCGCTGCAATACGCTTATTGACGAGATCCGTTGCGGCTTCATCGGCCTTGTTCATCATCGCGCGGTTGTCCGCCTGCTTTCCAATCGCATAGGCCTGCTGGGTCAGGGCCTCCGCACGGCGAAATGCCTCGTCCGCGGATTGGAACTGCTCGGGTGTCGTCGCCGTCGACAGCTTTCGGGCCGCTTCAGAGCTGAGAGTCGACGATCGACTGAGAAGTTGGCCGAATTGTCGCAACGGCTCCAATTGATCGAGCTGGTGCTGGAAGAGCGTGTCACTCAGGCTGGCACGCTGAGACTCGATCCGTTTGAGCGAAGACTCAATTGCCCTGACGCCTTCGCGCTCAGCCTCGACCATCTTTCGGATGCGGTCCTTCTGCATGCTGACGATGGCGTCCACCGACTGCTTATAGACGGTCTCCTTGAGGGCCATCGCTTGTCGCGCATTGCCCACATCATCGAAATAGGCCTTCCGCTGCTCATTCAGCAGCTTCAAGTACTCCTGCAGCGTTTTGGCGTTCGTAACCTTCTCTTGGTCCAATCGTGCGCGAGCCAGTTCCTTCTCGAATGCCAGTTGTTGCTCCGCACTATTCCGCAGAGCCGTGACGGTCTTCCACATGGCGTCGCCAATGGTCCTGCCGAGAAAATCTCCGATGGACCATGCGGCCAATGCGCCGCCGACCACGGTCAAAGCTTTACCCATCGCGGTGACGCTCTTGGTGCCGTTCTCCATGGTGCTCGTGAAGAATTTGGCATGGGCGGCAGCAACGGTCAGACCAGCGCCGAACGTCGCCACGAGACCGATGGCCGCCGTTATGGGCATGGCCAACGATCTCAACGCGTTGATGGCGGTATTCGCCCCTCCCACAAAGGCGAGGAACTTGGCCGCCGCTGCCATCAACGTATCACCAAAGTCCGTCGCGAAGAAATTCCGCATCTTGTTCAAGTCTGCGGTGACCTTCTCGACATCCGTATCCACGATCAGCCGGAACTTCCTATTGAGAATCGCGCTGGATGCTCTCTGCAACTGATCGAGGGCTTGAGTGAACTTGATGGCACCTTCCTCGGACGTCAGTCGCAGGGCCGCATTCAAGGCGCGAACATTGGGGAATAGCCGGCCCATGTCAGCGATGCTCCCGCCGACCTCCTCCCGCATGGCCTGAAGAGCGCCGACTAGTCCAATCGCCGCGACCGCATCCGCCCCGCTTTCATAGCCCAGCCGCTTCAACGCCTTGGCTCCAGCCTCCGAGGGCTTGATCAGCGCCGTCAGGACAGCGCGGATCTCCGTAGAAGCACGGGCCGTGCTCTGCCCACCAATCGTGATGGATACCAGTGACGCTTCTAGTTCCTCCAGCGCGACGCCTAGCTCTGCTGCTGCAGGCATCGTCTGCCCGAAGGATGCGACCATTAGGCTTGCGCGAGTCTGGCCCAGCTCAATCGTTTTAAAGAACTGAGCCGCCATCCTGTCGGCATCATTGCTGTTCTTGCCGAAGCTGTTCATCGCTCCGGTCAGCAAGAGGATGGAGTCATCCACGCTAGAGACGGACACCTTGGCCAGCTTACCGGCAGCCCCCAGGACTTGTAGCGACTCTGCCGCCCCGCCGACTTGGTTCGACAGGGTTTGATAGTACCCCTCTGCAACCGTTTCAAAGGGTTGGTTCAACTGGTTGGAGAGGGCAATTACGTCTGTTTTGATCATCCCCAGGTTGGGGTTGTCGCCCGAGATCGTTCCAATTTCTGCAACGCGCCGGTTGAAGTCGACCGTGTCGCGAATCGCCCCCCGCAGGGCATCACGAAAAGTGCTGAGGGCACGGACGATCGCCTGGGTCGTGACAATCCTGGCCATCGTCTTGAAGTCAACGGTGATCTCTTGCACGTTGGTCCGCATCTGACCGAGGGTGTGGTTCACGGCAGCGAGTTTGTTCGCCATCGTGTTGCCCGCCCCCGTAAACGTGCCGCCGAGACTATTGGCATACTGTTGGATGTCGTTGACCGTCATTCCCATCTTCTGTGCATAGGAAGCGGCATTTACGACGGCACTCTGATAGGCTCTCCGCATCGCCACCGTGGCAGCTTTGGGGATGGCCTGAAACTGCTGTTGAATTGCCTGGATGTACTCGCTGAGATCCGGGGGTGTCGCGGCTACAGTGGCCTTTTGGGTTTGTGCAGCGGTGGCCGAAGCGAAGTTGCTCTGCAACTTCGCCACCTTCTCCAGATCTTTGACCGCCTGACTGGCAAAGCCGCCAACCTGGCGAAGGGCAGCCACCGTCTTCCCGGCCATCTTGTTGAAGCGGTCAAACGCCCCCAGGCCAGACGACAGTCGCCCCTCCAGGTTCTGAAGGGCCTTGTCCAGGGTGTCCAGGGCGCTGAGAGCCTCGGACGCATCAAAACCGATTGATTGACGGATTTCGTCCATCGCTACACCCTGTACGACTTGAGGGTCAGGCTATCCCATGGGGACGGCAGCCGAACGGCGGCTAGCGCCGGTTGGGCCACTGCCGCGGCGATGTCCTGGAAGTGATAAGGCCCAGGCTGCTTCAGCTGGGAAATAAGACCGGGGTCGGGATCGACGTTCGCGTTGTGGTATTCGTTCCAGATGAGGTGAGGGAGGGATGTGGAATACGTGAACGTGTAGATCCCTTTCTGGGGATCCGTCTCAACCACCCCCTCCCCCATCCGGTGCCCCAGCGCAACGCGGTTGATCGCGTTGTCTGGCGAGATCGACATCCGAAAATCGATCTCCATGGCCAGCCGCAAGAACGTGGCGTGGCTAGCGCCGGACCAGACAGGGATGACCTGGAGTGCAGCTGCGATCCAGGCGAACGCCGCCTTGCCGAGAGCCGATGAGAGGTACGCATGCATACGCTTGCGGTACTTCGCCTTGTCCAGGCGAGGAGCAACGAAGCGGATCCGAAATCGCATGGTCAGCAGCCTATTTGCGAGTGCGGGGTCGCCCATGACCACTGGAGAACGGTTGGAACGCATTGGCGATCTGCGACGCACGCTCTGACTCGTCGTGTTCACACACTTGGTCGAACGCGAGGATCAGAGCTTGAGTGTGGACGCTGCACTCGTCCCAGGAGGCCTTGACGCCTGGTGGCAGGATTCCTAGTCGCTGACAGGCGCACCAGACTGCGTACTCGGCAGTTCGGTACTTGGGCCAGAGGATGCGGGAGCTGCCAGCTGCTGACCACGTAGAAAAACCTCGCGAGCCTTTTTGAGCTTGCTTTCATCCAAGCAGTTGGCTTCCAGGGCCAGCTGGATGACGCGGTTGATCTCGACCTGGGACAGACCGCCGTTTCGCATATCCTGCTCCCAGTTCGCCCAGGTGCTCGGATTGGACGGATCCACGGTCTCCCACTCGACCTGGGAAGGCTCGAGCGAGTTGATGACCAGGTAGGCCAGCCGCCGCTTGTGGTAGCTCGCCAAGACCGACTTGTAGTTCTCGTCGTCGGGGTTGGGCACCCAGCCGTCCTTGGTGAGCTTGCCCGGCGGGGTCGGCTCGGGGCAGAGCTTCTGGAACTCCTCCATGTCGGGAAGGCCGATCGCACGGAACACGATCTGCTGGTCACCGCGAGGCAGGATGAGGATCTCTTCCGTTGGAAGGGTCTTCGGATCAACTCCACCAATACGCATTCTGCTAGTCTCCCTCAAACACAAACGAGAAACGCTGCCGGGCTGAACAATTCAGCCTGGCACTACCGAACCAGCACGGAGCGGCGCCCTACGCGGCGGCAGCCTGCCGAGACACGCTCGGCTCGCTCGCATTGCAGCGTCCCTTGGTCGAGATCGTGGCATCGCTGAGATTGAACTCCAGCGAGTCGTAGCGGAAATCGGGGAAGAGAGTGATCTCCGTAGACGTTTGGCCGCACGGCGGCTTGTGCTCTACTTCAAGATCAACGGCATACGGCTCACAGAGGTCCGTCGAAGAGCTGACCCACTCGGCCGCGCCGCCCTTACGCTTGAGCGCGTCCACGACGGTGACAGGCTCGCCCGTCCCCGACGTGACATGCTCATACACGAAGTCGATGGTGACATCGAGCGGCACCTGATTGCCCTCGCGTACGGTGTCGAGGTTCCCTCGGTCGAGCTGGTAGTTGTATTCCTTGTTCTCGGTATACGTCAGATTGCCGTCACCGGTCTTGACCTCCAGCTGCTGGGGCAGGAACGTGATCACGGCGTTGTCAGCCGGAACCCCAGCGACGGTGGACAACGCGGGGCTGAACGTAATCTCGGTCGTCGGACCAGTGCCGTCGCTCGGGGTACGCGCGGTAACCGTGTATGTGCCGGTGCAGCCCGCCACGGTAAACCGAGCGCCAACCGGAATCAGGTCCGTCTGGGCGGTATTCAGCGCCACAGCGTCGACGGCCAGTTGTGTGTCGCCATCTGCAGGCGGGATCGCCGTCTGATTGACGGCCGCCGTCCCCGACAAGCCATCCTTGATGCGGATAATGGCATTACGCAGTTCAATACGTGCCATTGAGCGTATCTCCTGTTAGTCTGTTAGGTACATGACGTAACGAGCATCCACTGCCGACTGGCGGATACGATCCGTCGCATCGATTTGGCCGAAGTGGAGCACTCGGACAGACTCACCCGGCTCAGGCCGAGGGTGAAGGCAGCCTACGTAACTGCCGTCATCACCCGGTTGCGAACCGTACCGGTAGACGTGGATGGGCTGATCCATGGCTTCATGAAACAGCCCTGCGTGGTTGAGAAAGACATGGCGGTTCTTCCACGGTCGATCAAACCGACTCGTCAGAAGGACGTTGACGTCGGTCCACAAGCGGTAGTAGCCGTGGCTGAGTTCTTGGGTATACGGGCCGTTCACTCGGATCTCGATGCGTTCAGACTGCTCCATGAATGACGTTGTGCGGTCATCGATACCTTCGATGAGGGCCGGCAGCTGATTGGCATCAGCGACAGCTTTCAGGTAGGTGGAGCACGACGCGTAGACCCAGCGAGCCCAACTTGGGTTTGCTGGCATTAGAGGATCCCTGCGCCGAAGAGCGATTCGGAGCCTGTGTGGAGGGTGTCAGGCATGCTGCCCAGCGTGGCCTGCACCGAAAAGAACGTCTTGTCTTGCGACCAGTAGAGCCGGTTGGTGTCAGCGTGGTAGGTGATGCCCTCGGCCACATTCGCCATCTGGCACACCACCTGTTGGTTCGTGCCCGACAGATTGTTGCGATACAGGTATTTCTTCGTTCCGTCGGCAATGACGCTGCAATAGAACAGCCACCCGCCCGAAGCATCAGCAGTGAGCCCAGAGATTTCCCAAGGTAGAGAACCTTTGAGGACCGTGTACTGAGAGAAGTCCGAACTATGGAACCGAACCAGTGCGCGGTTGTTGGTGCTGGCATTCAGAATCGACCCGTACAGCGTCCCATTTACGGCGACCAGCGAGAAGACATCGACATACTGGGAAAAGGCGTATTCGACCACACCCGTACCATCCAGGTTTGCCTTCCCGATCTTGTACACCGGGTCCGATGTGGCACGGGCAAAGTAGAGCTTTCCAGCGGCGGGATCGATGCAGAGCGCCCTCAGGCCAGGGTAGCTAGACGCTGAGAGCACGAGACTCTTGGGTGTCGCATAGTCGGCACTAGCAGCCTTGCGATAAATGCCGTGGCTCGCCTCAAGCCAGTAGACGTGCCCAGCCGCGGCATCGGTCTTTACATGCTGGATCGCGTCTGGCCCGACTGCGGTGAAACTCCTCTTGAAGGTGCCTGTAAGCGTATACGCTTGCAGCTTGCCTTGTGTGAAATTGCTGATGTACGCAACCGCGTTTGCCCCCGCGATATGCGTAGAGGCACTCGACTGATCAACAGCAAGCAGTGAGCTGCCACTGCGTGAGTACACGGGCTGGAGACAACTGTCCTGCCCCAATGCCAGCGGCGATTCCGAATCTCGCGGATAGCCGGAAACGGTCAGCGTAGCTTGCTGCTCCGGCGTGAGTGACGAGTCCGCAACTCGCAGGCAGCCGAGAACAAACGAGGCAGCCTGCGCAGCCGGAATCACATCCGGCGACAATCCCACGCTGACCGGAGGTGGCGGCTGGGGTCCTACCTCCGGCACCGGCGGGGCACTTACGACAGGCACCGTGTCCTTGGCGTAGAGGTGATGAACTCTTCCCGGGTTTTCTCCGATCAGCGCTTTGCCGATGACCACCCATGCGGCGTCAAACTCAAACTCCTGGATGCTGTCAATCGAGTACTGCCGATTGCCGTAGGCCAACCAGTCGTCCTTATGCAGTTGCAGGCCGGGTACATCTCGCCGGTCGATGATGAACATGCGGGTGCCAGAGTCGTAGTACCCGCCCATCACCATGCCCTTGTTGGCCGAGATGGCAGAGATCGACCGCTGTGCTTCGCGTGCCACCTTCACCGGGAGAACAATTGCCCTGTCTACCCTCGTGGCATTCCTGGATACCTTGGCCGCGCCAGTAATCGGGTCCACATGAGAGCCAACCAGCGAGAAGATATCCACAGTGCCGCCGTATTGTCGCTTCAGCGAGTACAGAGCCTGCTGAATCTGTCGATTGAGTATGCGGTCAGCTGGGTAGCTCATGGTCCTCCTCGACTACGGCTTGGGAGGCGTCTTGCCATTCTGCCGGTCAAGGGAGCGTTCCAGCCGTTCCATGACCGCCGTGTTCTTGGCAATCACCTCCGAGCATTCGCGGACCAGGGGCAGGATTACCTTCCGCTGCTCATCTTCCAGCTGGTCGATTCGCAGATTGAGCCGCTCTTCACGTCGGTAATCCCTCCAGACGAAGAAAACACAGGCGACGATGAGAGGCCCAAAACTCTTGACTAGCCAGACCAGATCAGAGAGATCGCTGATCAGGCCGATCGGTAACGACGTGTCCATCGTCGCAGCCCTTTCCAAGGAGAGAGCCACCCACCCGGAGTTGCCTCCCGGTGGGTGGCTGCAATGGTCGGAGCAGAGCGACTAGCCCAACAGGATGACGCACTGCTTGGGATCGAGAACGGCCACGCCCGCGAGCATGTCCAAGTTCACCTTGGTCCCGCCCGCATCGAGGTCGTACTGCATCGACACTCGCATCGCGATGTCGTTGTAGGCGCTGTAACCGCTCAGCACGCCCATGGCGTTGTTCGGAACGGCGAGGGGCCGGGTGACCAGGGCCATCGCGTCACGGCAGAACGCCATGTTGAGCGAGCCAGCGGGGCCGGGGAAGACCGGATCGCCGTCGGCAATCGCGGCCTCCAGCGGGCGATCCAGCCAGATCGCCTGAACGCCGGCGCCCGCCTCTTCCGACTCGATGATCGTGTAGGTGCGGCGGCTGGAGCCGGTGCCGAACGCGACCAACTGGCCGACCTGCGGGGCCTTGCCTTCGCTGTAGCCGTCCACCAGGACCTTGCCGATGTGGTTGGCGGAGAAAGCGCCGTTGGCGAGGCACTTCTTGTAGATGGTGATCGCCGCACCGGCCTCGGTGCCGTACTTGTTCGCCTCGTGGAGGGTCACGGCAGTCGTGTCGGCAACCGCCGTGGCAGCCGTGATGTAGGTCGGCTGGTCGTTGCCAGCCACGGTGGCGAACTCACCGACCGAGGCCGCATAACCGGTGACCATGCAGGCCCGCTCGCCGCTGCCGCCAGCCGCCAGGGCATTCGTCACCGTGCCGGCTGCAACGTCCACGCCCAGCATGTCGAGCGAGCTGACGTTCTGTGCCATGTAGGTGTTGAAGCCGAGGATGCGGCCCAGGATCGCGTTCTGGAGAGCGTTGCCGCCGTCCCCGCGTTCGTCGGCCTTCAAGAAGAGGTCCGTCTTGAGCATCGCGGTTTCGGAGGCCGGGCCCAGCACCAGGCTGCGGCCGGCGACCGGGGCCTTGTTCTTGTTGAGGATCTCGCGGGCTTCCAGGACGAAGTCCTTGGCGTTGTCCTTGGTCAGATTCCGCAGGCGACCGACGCGCTGCGCCGGGGTGCCGAGGAACGCGGGGCTGCGCCCGAGGACGGCGCGATCCACCGAGCGAGCGATGGTCGCCATCGCGGGCCGCAGGTAGATGTCGATCAGATCCTGGAATGCCATCGAGGCCTCGCCATCCTTGATGACGAAGCTGGTGTAGAACCACTGGTCCAACTTGACTTGGACGTTGGTGGCAGCCGCATCCTGGTGTTCCAGGCCGCTGGTGCTGTCGTTCTTGCGGCGGATCTTGAACTCGCCGGGACGGCGGGTGTTGACGACGTCGCCGTAGCTCGCAATGCTGTTCTCGAAATCACGGTGGACCATGTTGGCCACGACCATGTTCTCTTCGAGGATGTACAGCGATTCCTGAGCCCAGATTTCGGGGATGAAAGCGTCGTTGTCGTTGGCGTAGCAGGTGATAACCGCCGCCGAGGCGTACAGACAATCCATTGTCTTGTATCTCCAAACGAAAAGGGGTCGCAGAAACAGACGGACAGATACCCCTGATGGTTAACGGCGGCCGCGCGGACGAAGTCCGAGAAGCTCAGGGTTCTTTTCTCGGAGTTCTCTGTATTGCTGAGGAGTCAGCTTGCGCAGAGCGACGCGACCGTTCGCACCCGATGCAAGGCCACCGGTAGCCGAATTGGCACCCAGACCGGAAACCACGCCACTCTTGAAGAGGTTGGCGTATTCCGACATCTCCTTCATCTTCTTGAGGATTTCGCTGGGTGTCGCCTGAATGACTGTCGGTTCCCCCGTCTGTGCGTCCACCTCGGGGAAATCAATCATGACTTTGAAGTTGCCCGAGGGCTTGCCGGTCTTGTCAACATCCTCGGCCAGCTTCGTCCAAGGACGGAGCTGTGTGACGATTTGCCGGGGGTTGTAAGCTTCCTGGCCGACCGCAGCGTCTTGGAGGGCCCGGTTGATCGTTTCCTCACGATACCGGTTTTCCCAGACTTCCGCCTTCTTGTCAGACTCAGTAAGCCGCTGGGTGAACTGCTCTTCCAGCTGTTTGCGTTCATGGGCCAGCTGCTGTTCTTTGGTCCGCAGCTGCTTCCGCACGTCTTCCAGCGACTGCTGGAGCGTATCGCGTTCCTGCTCGCTCAGATTCCGGTTCTTGAGCAGTTCTTCATACTTGCCTTCCAGCTCGCGCATCTTGTCGGCGCGAACCTTTCGATCCTTGGCAAGACGCTCCTCGACAATCCGGTTCACCTCATCCACGGTGAACGCCTTGTCCACAGGAGTCATGTCGTCGCCACTGGGATCCTGCGTTGGATCCGGCGGATCGCCGCCATCGTTGTCAAAGCAGTTGAGCAGAGCGGAAGACCAGTAGAAGCCATCAGAAGAAAGCATTAGAAACCTCTTGGAACAATACCCCGCAAGGAAGACAAGCTCGCCGGGCGGGTGACTGATCGGCCGAGCATGACCCGGCATCACGCCGGTAGGAGTTGGGTGCTTACGACACCCGACTGAATCGCATCGCGTCGTCGTCCCGCAGGAACGGCTTCAGTAGCCGCCATGCGTGAGCGCTGGGGACGCCATTGATGATGTGTTCAATTGGAAGTTGGGCGCGGGAGTAAGTGGTCCGCACCGATTCATAGCCCTGGCTGACAATCCCGAGAGCTTCCAGCTCCAGCTCGGGATCTTTGCCGTCGAGTAGCGAGTGGGCGATCTCATAGCAGGCCAGTCGGATCGCCTCGGGCACCTCCGTGTCGGCTCCTCGGGGGAACTCCAGGGCCTGAGAGGCTTCAGCCGCCCGAATCTGCTCGGGTGCGGCATCCGGGGTGGTCTGAAGCAGCTCGTACACAGCGTGTTTCGAGCCTTTGAAGTTGAGCGTATCGATGATAATGGTCGCCCCCAGCAGAGCCTTGGGCTTGTTGGCCGGGTTGGTCCTGCTCCAGGCCTGCTCATGGAGCCGCATGGAAAAGTACTCATCGGCTTCCTGGAGCGTCCCGTAGTATTGCTGGTTGATTGCCATGGTGTTGCTCCCTAGTCGCCTGGCCCGGTGGCAGCCCCCTCGCCGCGAACGCGTGACGCAGTGCTGTCCCGCATCGTGTTGTCCCGGCTGGCTGCCTTCTCATCCGCACCTGCGTTGGCCGGATCGGCTGAGAGGTCATCAACACCGCGCGCCGCCGGGTCCGATGGAGAGGGACGCTGGTCGACAGATGCCTGAGCCTGAGCGATCCGCATGGCGCGGTCGATATGGTCTTCGCGGGCTCGCAGATATTCGTCATCTGGGAAGCCAAGCGCGACGGACGCATTCTTGTCACCGACCAGCCCCGCATTCTTGGCGTCGATGATGGTCTTCGCGTCCGAGGTGGTGTACGGGGAGGCGTCGATCTCCTGGGAGATGGTCTCGACCGTGTCCACACTGACCTTGCCGCCCAGAAGGGTCTGCACGACGCACTTGGCGATTTCCCGCTTCACCGTGCGGCCAGGGACGGCGAACATCAATTTGGAGAGCTTGGTTGCCTCCTCGATCCGGTCGTTGTCGGTCTTGAGGTTGTACCGATCGGGGTACTTGATCGTCGCGACCTGGCGATTGCTCGGTGTCCGCTCTTCATAAGCGGCCCAGTGCTCCGCGATCTGTCGCTCAGCGCTCTCCAGGACCAGTCCGATATAGCTCAGGCCTGCCTCCAGGCCCTGGTTGTCCATACTCTTGGACTCGGCCGAGGCTCGGGTGGCCAGATTGACGACCGCAAGGTTGACCAGCTTGCGGATGTCCTGCTCAAGCTTGGCCTGCAACTGCAACGAGGCTTGCAGCGGCTCGGGGGACGGGTGGATGAACGCGGGAGGGTTGGCCTTGATGTCGTAGGCCCGGCCTTGGGCCGTGCCCACCCGGATGTCGGTGTCGGAAGCACCCTGGCCACCTGCCGTGGCAGTCCCCTCCGCGCTGGCAGCCACTTTCAGGTGACTGCCGACCGCTCGCATGTCCCGCTGCTCGACGTAGAACGGGAAGTTGGCCTTGAGGGCGTAGTTCACGTCGGAACTGCCCAGGTTCAGCAACGCAATCTGATGGGCACAAACGTCCTTGATCAGGCTGTCGCCAATGTCGATCAGGACGAACGGGATCCGCGTCAGCTCCAGCTCCTGGGATCCGCCAGGGTTTCCGTCGCGATCAGTCGGGTTGCCATCGGCATCGTAGAACTGAAGGTTGACCCGGCGGGTGCCAGGATCGATCCACATCAGCCGGTGCCGTGCACCCGTATGAGTTGGCAACCCAGTCGTCTGGTCGTAGTTCAGCACCGAATCTCGAAGCAGGACTGCCTGAAACTCCGAGGGGGCCTCGGGACGCGTACAGGCCCAGGAGAGGATGTCCTCAACTGAGTAGGCATAGAGGTACGGGCGGCTGTCTCCGACATCGGCCAGGGTGGCCGGGCCGGTCAGCACCGGCGCGTCCACGAAAACGCCCACCTGTCCCATGCACAACAGATCGGTCAAGATCTTCCGACCGAGGAAGGCGTTCATGTTTGAGCCGCGACGGTCTACTCCGAGGTCCAGACCACGAATCGCTTTCTGGTAGCTGTCGCTTCCGCCGGAGCGAACCACGTCGCCCATCCGTTGAAAGATGCTGTTGCGAATGTCGTTGATGGCGGTCTTGGCGAAACCTGGAATCGGGGTCATCTTGCGACGGGATTCAAAGTCTTTTTCGTCCTCCCGGTGTGTGAATCGTTCCAGGTATCTGCCTCGGAAGATCTCCCCGCCCTCGTAGGACAGCCGCCACTTCTCCCAGTCGGCCATCCTGAGCAGGTAGTCAGGATGTCGACACTTGACGATCATGGAGATGTTGTCTGCTGCCATCCTCGCCTCTCAGATAAACTTGCCGATGTCTTCGCCAGTCGTGATCGAAGCCGCCAGCGGCAGAGCGATCTCCGCATACGTGAAGGAATGGGCATAGTGATCAGGGCCGGTCGAGACAAAGGTGGCAACCGCGTTGCCATCGTCTTCCGTCTCGTAGGTCCGAACCATCGCCTTCAGATGCTCGCGGTACTCCTGGGAGATGTCGCAGGGGAGAAAGATTCGCGGCGGGTCCGTCTTGAAACGGCCCAGCGCCGCAGTAAGCCAGTTGGTGCGGTCCACCGTTGCCATCGGGGCCCCGCTGTCTTCATCTGAGATGGAGATTTCCTTAGCTGTCTGCCCTCGCCGGTAGCGGCAGAGATAAACATAGCCGGGGAACCGCCGGGCGAAACGCCGAGCCTCGTTGATCTGCGGATCGGCGTCGATGACGCAGGCCAATACCTGCCACTCGGACATCAGCTCATCGAGGATATGCCAATCATCCTCATGGAATTTGCCGTACCAGAGCAGCTTTCCGAGCGCCGCGACGTTCAGGTCGTGGTCGAAGTGATCGAAGAACCACTCACAGACGCTGACATAGGACCATTTTCCCTGGTCCACCCCCATCGTGATCGTGCGGCGACCACCTCGCTGGGGTCGCGGGTCTTCAATCGAATGTTTCCGGATGCAACGGTTGAGCATCTCATCAGTGACTTTTGCCCCGTCACCGATGAACGGCAGCCCGAGCTTGGAGTTGTGGAACTCCTTGTTGGCTGCCTCGTCGCCAAACCCACGGTAATAAGCCTCGACCAGCTCACCGGGGGTGACCGTGTATGAGTACAGCTGACTGACGTGGAAGCCTCGTTTCTCAGGATTCCCGTTGAGATTCGTTGGCTCCCAGATCGCCGCGGAAAGATACTGCGGCTTCGCCTGATGTTCCAGCTTCGCCTTGCATTCCTTGCACTTCAGGTATGACTCGTGGCACCGCGGATCACTGATGCTGTCACCGATGATTTCGATGCAGTCAGGCCAGATCAGCTCTGTCCAGCGGGAACAGGAGGGGCACGGGAAGCAGTAATGCTCCTGCGTCGAGTCAAGGTAAAGCTTATGGATCCCGTAGTTGGGGATCGTTGGTGTGGAGATCGCCCAGATCTCCTTGTGCAGCTGGCCTGACAACCGTTCGAGGGCGAGCCAGACAGCCGACTGGTCCATCCGATCCACTTCATCCAGGAACAAGGCGGAGACGGGGATGGACACCAGGTTGCTGTCGCTACGGGAGCCGCGTATGTACAGCGTATTCGCCCCCGCCTGTTTCAGATTCACCGAGTTGGTGTCGGTGAAAATCGATTGCAGGTAGGGGCTAAGCTTGAGTGCGGTGGCAAAACGTGCCTTGGAGAAGTCGCTGGCCACCGTCGCAGTCGGTAGGACGTAGAGCACGTCCCGGTGCTTACGGTCGAGAACAAACAAGGCCCGGTTGATCAACACCTCTGTTACGCCCAGCTGCGCGGCCTTCATCGCACAGTTGTACTGGGCTCGCGAGTCATGTATCTCGCGAACCCAGGGGTGAAACCTCCAGGAATACGGCCCTGGAAACGGTTCGCCCATCATGCGGCGTTTCGCCGCCCATCGAGAGCAGGTGTTCAGCGTTCGATTCTGCAGACCCTCTGCAAAAGTGATCTGGAATTCAGCAGACAGATCCATAATTCAGGTCGCAAGGGCTAAGCCTGCGACCTGGGTTTACTCAGTCGCCGGGCTCGGTGGAGAAGGGGTTCCCGTCTTGGGCTCAGCGTGGAACTGGTCGGCCTTCGGTTCGACCTTCGGCTTCACATAGGGTCGCGGAGCGGGCTTAGGAGCCATTGAGGCCGTCTGAAGAACGATGGCTCGCACACGATCATCAACTCGCCCACGAGAGTCGCAGAACTCAGCGATGACATCGACCTCGTCGTCACACACGCCTTTCGGCAGCCGGACCGTCAGAACGGTGTGGCTGTCATCAAGCGTATGAACCGTGGTCGACTTCGCGCTTTTGACCGTGATCTTGACCAGCGGGTGCTGGTCACTCTTTGGGAGCTTGATATTCATCGTGATTGAATCTCCTACTTGAAGTGGAAGTTGAATCGGAACAAACTCCAAGGGGAGAACGGAGCTGGCGTCGGGGCAGGGTACGGGACCGGATAGGGGACCGGATACGGTCTTGGATGGTGATGCCAGTCATGATGGGGGCGATGATGTGGATGACGATGGTCACCGTGCTGGACAGTCGCCGCCGACCCAGGGGCGCACGCCGCCGCAATCAGAAGCAAGACACACAAAAGACGTTTCATAAGACTCCTCACAACAAGAGACCGATGCTTGGCGGCACTCTAAGCGAGTGCCGCGAAGCATCGGTCCCGCAGAACGCAGGACCGATGCATCAATGTGAACGAAGCCAGTTGCGAAGGCCCAGAAGAACCTGGACATCATTGGTCCGCTTGACCTCGCGTCCGTTCTCACGAACCACGTAGGTCGGGACCGCTTCAATCCGGTATCGCTCGGCCAGATCGCGGCGGGCATCAATATCGATCGAAAAGATCTTGACGCCTTGCTGCTGGAGTTGTGCGACCGTGAGCTTGTTACGCTTGCACGGGCCGCACCAGGACGCGGTGAATGCCACTACATCACGAGTGCCCATGACCACGCGGTACGGACATTGGCCGTTGGGGCAGTTCCCGTCACGGCATGGGATACAGGGGCACTGTCCATTCGGACACTGACCGTTCGGGCAACCAGGAGGGCAAGAAGGTTGCCGCGTTTGATCGCAGCCGGTCAGGATCGCGACCAGCAACAGAACCAGGAATAAGGCTCTCTTCATGACACTACACCCGAGATGAGGCAGAAATGGAGGCAGCCGCAGCCTGGGCCTGAGAGGCAACAGACGTGCTCACAAGGGACGGATCAGTCGCCTTGACGGTGTCGGCCAGCTTTGCAGCGATTAAGGCCCGACCAGCTTCCGTTCGGAGGCGAACATCCAGTACTCGCTGAAACACCGTCTCAAATTCCTTGACGACAGCCTCTTCCCCTTCAAGGAACAGACGGGAGGTCTCGCCAATCTTGTGTGCCATCCCGCTGTAGTCCCCGACCGAATAGTCAGTAAGGAGATCGGGGAGGCGTTTCAGGCCAAGACTGGTCAGGACCGCGGCCAGTTTGGCCGCGCCGCGACGGCGCTGTTCGGTCTCTTCATCCTTCTGCAGCAGCCACTTGGCTGCCAGGAAACCGACCGCCACCGTCAGACAACAGATTGCAATGTAAGGGGCGCTCACGACGAGTACCTCGCAAGAAATGAGACGGGCCGCCTGAGAGCGGCCCGAGATTGTGTGAAAGATAACCTGCTCGGGGCCTACCGTGGCGTGTCCGAGCGGGAGGACATCTGTTACTTGGCGAAGTAGGTTTCCTTCCACCACGCGATTCCGCCACCCACAAATCCGCCGCAGAGCAGCACGACCAGCAACCAGACCGGCGGCATGTCCTCCGTCATGCCTGGGCCGACAAACGGGGCCGGGCTAGGTGACGGACCTGGGATGAACGGAGGGCCGCCGTCATCGGGGTCAGGACCGGGTTCGGGAGTCGGCTCGGGCTCCGGTTGAGGTTGCGGCCGGGGGCAGGGGCCGGGACCAGGACAGGGGCCAGGTCGGGGACAGGGCCAGTTGGATCGGAAATCGTTGGCCATTCCACGGGCCAGCGAGTCGGCCGACAGCGGCAACTGAGCCCCGGCATACTCCGAAATCACCTGCCCGTCTGGACTCTGCAGCCGCACACAGGGCACTTGTTGGGTCGAGGACGCATACCTGTCGCGGAACATTACCGTGTCGGTGGTAATGACGTTGTAGTGCGTCTGCGATTTCAAGCTCTTGAGCGTGGGATGTGAATGAAACCACTGCTGAAGGGAGACCACGCGAGCATCATTCCGATTGCCAAGGATCGTCAGGTAGAATTTCCCCTGGTCCTGCGGCAACCGGACAACGCGTTCCTCCGCGTAGCGGACGCCATACTCGGCGTCTGTCCGATAGGTCGTGTGCTCCTCCGCAAAAGCCGCGATCGGCACGAGGAGCAATACCAGACAATTGATGATACGTGTCATGTTTTCCCTCCTGGGGATTCTATCTCTGCGGGAGTGGGGGTGCCGGGGTGTATACAGGCGTGATCGCCCACGAATTGCTGTTGTACCACTCACTCAAAAAGGTCTCGCGAGGCATCCACTTGATCTTCTCAATGCGGTTGTTGTCGAGGATTCCCGCCCACTGGTTGTCGAAGTGGACCAAGCAGACCATGTGCCTGCCGCCCATGCACGTTACCCCGCACCCTCGCCGCGTTTGGCAGGCCCATTCCAGGAACCTGACATCTCGCTTGTTTTCCGTTGAAGCGTAGCGGACGCCCGCGGAATTGAACTTCCGCATCAGGTCTTCTTCCCACTCGCCGTCCCCGTGGTTCTGTCGCCACCAGTCGGCCAGCTTCAGGTGGCCTTGCCACCTCATCAACATGATCATCGACGCATGGACGCAGCTGCCCTGTTGTTTGGGGCCCAGCCAGTTCTTCTGCCGCAGGGCCATGGGCAGGTTGACGGTTGGCAGTTCCCTGCGGATCGTCACGGGCCTCGGGGCTGTGACTGCGGACGTTGTTCCCACGCACCCGCCAAGCGAAAAGACCAGCAGCAGCGAAAGCAGAAAGTGTTTCATTTCAACCTCCAGGGTGCTTGCAGGATGCCTCTTTTCCGCTCCGTGCGGATCAGTCGGTTGGGACTCCAGCGGCTGATATGATCGGTCTGGAAAACACCAAGAACCGTATGCGCCGCACATACCCATTCACTGCAGAAGATCGCGCTCAGGTCGGCTGGCCACAATTTGGACTCCAGCCAGGACCATCCGAGGCCTCCTGCTCGGACAGCTCCAATCGAGTCGTAAGGCATCCCAAGGGTGGATAGGAGGAACTCGCTCAATCGCTCCCGCTCAAAGTCATAAAGCAGGCGGTACAGTGGGTAGTGCCATATCTTGCCGCAATAGCCCTTCACTCGCTCTTCCAGGGCAACGGCTTTGGTGCCGGGGATATCGATTCCTTGAATCGCACAGGGGATGTCAGACAGGACAGTGGACTCAAACAACAGGAGTTGGTCCGCATAGTCTGCCATGACCCCGACATGGCTGATGGACCAGTATGGGATGCCGTAGGTGGCCAGATTGATGAAGGCACTGAGCCAGCAATCCCCGGAAAAACCAATAACGTCACCAGCTCGGATGATGGGGTGAAAGCCGTTGGTTACCGTGGGCATCGTCACCCCTCCCCTTCGATTCTTGCCAGGAGGTGACCTTCACTCGCCTGCTGTACCCGTGATATCGCTTCGCACCCTCTGCGTAGCAGTCTTCGCAGCGAGTCTCATTGCTGTAGGTCACGATCTTTCCGCAGGCACACCAAACTGGAAGATTCACCATCGCCCTCGCAAGAAAGAGGAGACGCCTCGGAAACGAGGCGTCAAATCAGAGACTCCGCCCGAAGAGGCTGATCTCTAGCTGGACGGTAACGCTTTCGGTGGCTCGGTCGAATTGCCCGTGGCCTGAACCGAGGCCACGATCCGCTCAACCACGCGGTCCACGATCATCTCAAACCCTTCAATCTCCTCCAGCTCCTCGGCCACGATCATGCACATTTCCTGGCCCAGTCGGAGCACGGTCTGCCTGGACAGCAGGGTGCCAAGGTTCTGCTTCAGCTGCTCGGCACTCTTAACCAGACGCTCCATTGTCAGGAGCAACTGATTCAAGGGACCACAAGCCGCCAGCAGATCTGCGTCGTTCTGAATCAGGTTGAATCGACGCTCGATCAGCATGTGGGTCAGGGCAATTGCGTCCCGCAGCTCGCGGATCGGCTCTTGATCCACCGACAACTGCGCCAAACGGAGCCGATCCTGGGCCTGAGCCAGGAGGTACGAACGCATATCCTCGGCGGCCGCCGTGCTCTTGCCGCCGTGAAAGAGGCAAAACTCCGAGCCGCGTTCCGCTTCGTTGGAGCACTGCCCATCGGGAGCTGCCGACTTGCAGCGTCGGGGGTCTGCCGGATCTATTACGCGTCGTACTTGCACTCGGTAGTCCTCACATAGATAGGTAGGAAAAAACGCGAGAAAATTCTCACAAATTCGGGAGATTTCGCCAAAATGGCGTGAATACTGCCATCGACGCGTCGAAAAACCCAAGAAAGTTGCGGGGGTCTTTTTGCGTTAACTAGATAGGGGCGCAATTTCGGCCCGGAGCGAAGGCATGAAGCCAAAGCTAGAAATGACAGCTGAAGTCACGTATCGAGTTCACTACCAGAAGTTGGAAGACTTTCTGGCCCAGGTCTATGCCATGAAGGAGTTCGACTTCCTCCTGGCGACAGGTCTGACAGGAGGCAACTGCCCTGAGTACGTCGTCACCGGATCGTTCTCGGAGACTGCCTGGAACCTGCAGCGACAGGTGAAACGGATCCGGCAGGGGTGCAAATCGAAGAATGTGCCCTTGATTCTCAACGTCCTGGCAGTTGATGGATACATCCCGACAGGCAAGTACGTTGTCGACACTCGCCCGAAGGTGCCACCGCTCAGGCAATACCGTGCGTTGCTCCAGGTGACGGGCAACCCGGATCACCCATCATGCCTGGCGATCAAGAAGGCCAACAAGCACGACAAGCAGTTCATCGAAAGGGCCACTTCCCTCGACCTGATCTGCCTCGAGCAGCGAGGACCGAAATGCGAATAGGCCAGCTGCTGCTGGTCCTCAGCTTGGCGGGCAATGCCCTGCTGCTCTACGACCGGTACGGGCAGGTGCCGGTCGTGGAGACCAAGCTGCCGCCAGCCCCCATTCGGGTCAAGAGGCAGGGCGAGCCGGTTCTCCCGCCAGTCCCCCCGCCTCTGTCGCCCGTACCAGTTCCAATGAGAGGATCGGCCGTCGACCGGATCGACGTGCCAGACCGTATCCCCACTGATTAATCCCTATCCCTTGCGACGTTTGCGAGGAGTCTTCGGCGGCACCAGGGCCGACTTAACCCTCTCAACCTCGTCGCAGATGAGTTGTAGCGCGTGAATCACAATTCTCGCCTCCTTGATCACATAGCGACTGCCCACCTGGACGCCATGGACAAACATCTCGGCGCGAGGGTGTCGACGGCTGCCCCCGGGCGGGCGTATCTCCGCTACGAACTCCAGACTCTGATGACGGCTAGGGGCGTGGAACGGACGTAGCGTCAGCCGGACGCCCCAATCGGTCTCACTGCGGTCAATCGCAGATAGCATCGAGCATCTTGCCTCTTCTCCGTCTCGCCCTCGCTGGTCGAACCTGGCCCTCAAACACATATACGTATTTTTGACGTGGAATCTGTCACGAAATCTCGTTCTTTCTCGAATCTGCCGTTTTTTGCTCACAGAGGGTTGAACCCCCTGGAAAGAATTCCTAGACTTCCTCCAGCGCTCCCGTAGAAACAGCGTACAAATCCAGGATTCTCACCGTCGCTCGGACAGAGAAGGGGGATCAATGCAGGATCTTACCCAGCCGCTCTCCAGGATCACCGATCCGGTCGTCGCCAACCTTGTTGGAATGTACTGCCAGGACGATGGCACGACGCATCCCTGGTTCAAGCGACGACTTCGTCAGCAGCCCGAGAGCGTGCAGAAGGATGTCTGGAAATGGATCGAAGCTCTCAGCCTGAGAGAACGCCGCGACCAGCTCCTCAAGCAGCGGAGGCTGGAAGGCAAGGCGTCGATCCTGGAAGAAGAGGAATGGGACCGGCTGGCTGAAATCGTCCTGACATCTCAGTTGAAGTCCCCTCAGCTGTCTCTCGCCAAGCTCGCCAATCGAGCCATCTCGCAGTTCCCCAAGCACCGGCAGGTGCGGCTGACAGGAAGGAACATCAGGCCTCTCGTAGCGCGGATCCGAGAGCATCTGGAACGCCTGAACGCAACCGAAAAGCGTCTGCATACCGTCGAGGCCAAGCTGAAGGGCATCGAGGAGGCACCGACCAAACGGGAGATCCTCGAAGGTCTCTCCGATCCCGAGGTGGTTCGGCACTTTGGCGAACGGATCTTCCAACTGCTGACGCCAAGCCAGATCCTCAGCAACCTGGACGACGAAACGATCACCGACCATGTGCCGACTCCCAGGCTGATCGGCAAGGCGATTGAACGTGGGCTGGAAGCCTATGAGGAAGCCACACTCGGACTGCGAGAGTCGATCCGAGACTTGCAGGATCAGATCGCAGAGGCCGCAGCCTTCCAAGCCCAAGGACAAACCCGAGCCGCCGCGCGGACTCCCGTGAAACCGGCATCACCTTCACTTCCCCGCGTGGCGCTGCTCGGGCCTTTAAGTGGTCAGGCCCATATCATCTGCAAGAAGCTAGAAGGCCGGGCACGGTTTGAGACCGTCGACAAGAATCAGCTGGAAGCTGGCCGAGCCATGCCTACAGGCTGTCAGTATGTGGTCGTCTGGGTCGACTTCGTCCCGCCCGCCACCCAGACGCTGATCTGTGACCGGAATCCAGGTGCCATGCTGGTTAGGCACCATGGGGGTGTCACAGGGCTGGTTCGGAAACTCGATATGTTCCTCCCCGTGACAGAAGGAAGCCCGGTGCTGCGATGATTGGCGTGTGCTCAGGATGCGGCGCAGAGATTCTAGGTCGGTATGTGGTCGACGGTAGTGGAGCGGTCTACCATCCAGCCTGCTACGTGTTCATACACCTGGGATCGGTGGACGAAGCTGATCTGGAGGGTAATACTTCTTCCGAAACTCCAGATCGGCCCGCTTCAGCGCCAGGGCAAACTCTACAGCCTCGGTAGATCCTGCGACGGTCTCACGCCACTTGGCGACCAGGGACATGGGCGCGTCCCAGTAGTAGGACACCGCACGGTGCGATTCCTCCACGATAGCTCGCACCAGATCGCCGCAGAGGATCGGACGCCTCCCGTGATAGGGTCGCCCAGCTGACCCGGAACTGGTCGGCTTGCACATTGGCCACGGCTGCAGGGCCTTGCTGAAGCCGGCAACTTTCACGTCCCCAAAAAGCTCGCAGTGCAGGGTGTCTCCTACCTTGCACGGCGGAGGATTGTAGGGACCTGAGAGGAGAATTGGTGCCCGCACTTTCTTAGGCATTGGTCAGCTCTCCCTCCTGCTTGAACCGCTTGAGAATCCTGCTCAAAGTCGGAGCGTTGAAAGGTTTCCCCTCCTGGTTCGTCAGCCCCTCGCCATTGAGGATCTCGGCGATCTCACGCAGGGACTTGCCCTTCTCCTGGAGCTGCACGACTCGCGGCACGATAACAAGCCGGTATGCATCCAGAGTGCGTTCGGTCTTCAGACGAGCAGCTGCGGCGCAGGCCTGCTTGGTTCCCCGCAGGTGTTCCCGCCCCTTCCAATGTCCTGGCCGAGCCGATCCGAGCTTCACGCCGCGACGAACGGCAGCTGCAAGAGCATCCTTGGTCCGCTGACGAATACGCTTCGCTTCATCTTCGGCCACGGCCGCCAGAATGTGAATCGTGAGCGGGGTGGCATGAGGGTTGTCGCAGCAGACAAAGTCGATACCCGAATTCATCAAGGTCGCGATGAACTGAACATTGCGAGCCAGCCGGTCAAGTTTGGCGACCACCAGCTTCGCGCCTGAAGCGTGGCAATAGGCGATAGCTTCTTTCAGGGTGACGCGGTCGCCAGTCGTACCGGTCTCAATCTCGACAAACTCCTTAATGATCTTGCCGTGGTCACTCTTGGCATACTTCTCCACAGTATCTCGCTGGGCCTCCAGACCGAGACCTGATTTGCCTTGCTTCTTGCCACTAACCCGGAGGAGTGAGACGAGCTTGTTCATCGGAGTACCTCATCGCAGTTACGTGTCCTTTGACGTTGCCGAATCAATACTACCACACTGTCACCACCTGTCAACTTCATGGATTCATCGTTCTCTCTTTGCGAGATAAGTGGTAGAAAAGGATTACGGATTGCAGAACCTGTCAAAGGATATGTAACAAAATCTACGATCTAGATGCGCCCCAGATATCGAACTCGGCGGGGGTTGGATGGAAAAGAAGGACGGACTCGGTACTGAACAACCATTGGATATCGATTGTCCGATGGTTCAAGCATGGAAGGCAGGCACGACTAGGTATAGACCTGTCTTCCGAGGCAGATCTCTAGAGATAGAGAACGGCAGCGTAGAGGTCACGCTCCGCAATCTCAGAGAGATCGATCGGGAGATAGGCCTCAGAAGCCGAGTGACAAATATCCTGGTAGGTCCGAGAAGACAGACTCTCATAGTCTTCTCCTCTGGAGAGACCTATCTGGCCACAGGATTCTCTGTAGGTTCCTCGGATATGAAGGTGAGGGGTTTGGCCGAATTCGTGCGCGATACACATCTCTCACAGGACTCCGTAGCTGAGATTTTTGAGACTCTTGCGAGTCTCCCCGAGGAGTACGAGGGAGACCTTCCATTCGACAACCTGCCCCTGTAGCAGCTGACTGAGCCCCAGCTCGCCGCCCGCCCTGGCCCCCTTTCTGCTGCTCATCGCCACCAGATGATTTTCGTATCATCGGTGATCGAGGTCCGCAGACCTCCGCTACCCTGGATTTTCGACGCGTCACTACCTCGTCACGCAGCACCCGTGCGCGAGCATAGGGCTGCTGGTTTTGACGATTGCAGGGGTGGTATCGGTTTTGCGATTTGACCCCACCCCCAGCTGCTGGCCTGACCGCCCCGATCTTGGCCCCTCTTCAGATGTGACGAGTAGACTGCGGGGTGTTACGTGTCCTTTGTTGTTCAACGAAGGACACGTAACAGCAACGAAATCAATGCCGACAAGTCTAATGCCATCAATAACTTATGTGACTGCATTGCTTGTTGGCTGTCGCACAATGGCCCACAACTCCAGGCGGAGAAGGGTGGCGATAGCAATGGCCGTGCCGGTTCCGCATATCCCGGCCAGCCACCCCCTCGTATGGGTTGATTTGAGGGCCGCGTATCCTCCCCTTTGGCTCGCTATCACACCTAAGAGGGGTAAGCCTGACGCGTAGGTACCCCACTAACTGCGCGTGAGAGTTACCGGGAATGCTAGCAGGGTTACCCTACCGTGATGCTGATGATAACGCCCTAAGTCTTTACTAATACTGTATTTAGTTATTTGAGTTAACGAGGTAACCAAGTAACACTATTAATACTAAGACTAAGAAAGAAAATATTAAAGCTTTATAAAGATAAAGGGAAACGGACAGTAACTCATTAACTCCCGCCGGTCACCTGCCCCCGCCGATCGCCTGCCCCGCTGATCGCCCTAACATGCAGGCAGCAATGTCACTTGCAGCAATTCAGCCAGCAATTGCTTGACAGCGACAACGGATGAACTAGTCTTCTGTTGGCGGGGCAACGACAACGGACACGTAACACCGCCTGAGGGACACAAGAGACCATGCCGCAACGGCAGCAAAGGTGGACCCCGTCAAAGGTGATGCGCACACGATCGGTCGATTCGGTTCAATCGGAGGTTCGGAATATGATTACGGTATCGCGTTGGAAGCACTACGTTTTCGCCACCTATCGGTATGGCACCGTCGTGATCGAATATTCCGGCCTTACTGAACATGAGGCGGTTTCCCGCCTCGCCGAGGGGCTCAAGAAGCAAGGTATTACTCTGGAGGGTTAGACGAATGAAAAGAGCTGAACAACTCACCACGGAAGAATTGCGGGCGATTGTCAACGATCTGCAAGAGCTGCTGTATCTGGACATTGTGAGCGACGAAACGGGGGACACCGATGCCTGGAACCCCAACAAGGAATGGGATTGCTGCGACATTTGCGCAGGGCTGTCTGCTCTTGCACGGGAGCATGAACTAGTCCCGGATAGAGTGACCCCGCTGGAGGGCTGATCAATGTGCGTCACCTATACGATTCCAGTAGGCGCGGGGTGTCTAAAGAAGAATTCAGACGGCTCATTGTCTGCTGTAACACCCGATGGCGCGTGCGATACTCCCGCCCGATATCCGGACGGGACAATGGTTTGGGGCATTCCCAAGAGGATTCCAGCCTACCTCAAGCAAGCGCTAACTGCTGAGCTAAACGAAGCTATTAAGAACGGGGTAGGATACTCTAACGATAGGTTGCAATAGACGTTGCGACCATTCCACGCCAAATTGCTTGACAGCGACAACGGATGGACTAGGCTTTGAGTGGCAGAGCAACGACAAAGGACATGCAACAGCAGAGGTGGCACCAATGGGATGGCTCTTCACGCACGGCGCAACCCGATCGGACATTATCAAGAGTCGGATCAAGACAGAAGAGAACGAAACCAGACGCTATGAGACTCTGAAGCATTGCCTCGTGGGCAACGTCCTTTGGACCGTCAACCGAATCACGGTCAAAGAGACTGGGGAGGAAAAGCTTTTCATCGGTTGCGATCTGCTCAGAGCGCAGCGAGGGTACGGGTGGGGCTACAAGGACATGGAAGAATCCAGCCACCCCTTTTACTACTCCTGCCCTCTTGCCTACCTAGAAATGGTCCCCGAAAAATGCGCGGCATGGCGGGAAGGGGTCCGCAAGTATCATCGCAAGCTTGTTGTCGGCCAAACCTACAAGCTTGCCAATTGCCGCATCCCCGAGATTACCATCACTAGCTTGCGCCCCTTGTGCGGCCAGTATGGTGGATTGACCTACCGAATCCGCAAGGCGTTGATCGCTTGACGCCAGCGCTTCATGGTCGGGAAACATCGCAGAGACAGAAGGATAAGCAACAATGGCCACCACCACCCGTAAAGCCCGCAAGTCGGTCAGCCGCAAGCCCGCTATCCAGAGCAATGGTTGCATTCTGTACGAAGGACCGTCCGCGCTTGATGGAAGCCCGATTGTAGTGGTCCTAGTCGGTCTCAAGCGACGGTCCAAGAATCCGAAAACCGGGGCCATGGTCCAGATGTATATTCTCCGCGCCGACATGCACCCGATTGACGCAATCCGCGCGGGGGAAGATAAGTCCATTTGCGGGAACTGCCCTCAT